CAATGTTGTCTTGCAGGAGATCATCTGCTGTGATTCTTGCTAATATCTCTGCATCAAGATTAGTTTGTAAAGTAGTGTCACCAGCAATTCTAGCAAGTTCTTCGGCATCAATGTTGTCTTGCAGGAGATCATCTGCTGTGATTCTTGCTAATATCTCTGCATCTATATTATTTTGTAATGCAGTATCGGCCGTGGTTCTGTCAAGAATTTCTTGTGTCAGGGCTGTGTTAAGTGAAACTGATAGTGCAGTAATGGCGTCGGTAAGACTGCCATCTGAGTTCTGAAATGCTTGAACAATTTCTGTCAATGAATCCAACGCCACAGGATCAATGTTACTGAGAATGTTATTGATTTGATTCTGCAGATTCTGATCGCCGGCATCTACATAGGTCTTGCTGGTTATTTTATCCCAAACTGAGCCATCAAAGTATTCTGGCTTTGTTGAAGTTTGATCAAAACGAATGTGACCAGCGGCAGCACCCAACGGGCGGTCTGTTTCAGCACCCGCTGGTAATGCTAAAGCCCCAGTGGCATCTATTGCTAGAACACCACTGTCAGGCTTTAAACTCTCTGTAGAGTGATTGGTTTGGATTGCCATTATGTTTAAGTCTTGCTCTCAAGTTTTTCTTTAGTTCTACCATAGGCAGCGATACCAAGCACAGCACCCATGGCCACGTGGTAAAGTCCAGCGCCTTGCAATGTTAATGGTTGCCATTGCATTGATACTTGTCCTTGTCCTAATGCTTGAACAATTGACCAAAGCACAGGAGCAAGAATAAAGTCAAATGTGCAGGTTGCCATATACATCCAACCCATCATCGGACGCCATTTCTTGTTGACCCAATCTTGTGCGTCTTTGTCTAGTTCTACTTTGGTATCTGCACCGCCGGCTGTGGTAACAGCGGCCGCATCGGCTGTGGCTTTAACACTGGCGGCATAATCAATGTTGACAGTTGTGCCACCCAAACTTGGTGAATTTGCTAGTTTTTGTGCGGCTGCGGCACTGACAGGATTCTGAAATCCATCGTTGTTGTATTCTTCTAACTTTGGCATAGTGAGCCTCCTTCTTGGCTCTATTTACCGGTTAGAGTTTATTTTGATCCTGGCTTGGATCTTTGCTAAACTTTTTCCACAGGCGTTGTTGGAAACGTGATATAGGGTCTTGGCCTCCTTCAACTTCTAGCCATTTATCAACAGGACAACGAGTATTTGCCCAAGTAATTTTTAGACTGACCAAACAACCACATATGGTGCATTGTTTAACTGATCGTCTATAGTGCTCGCAACTGTGGCAGATTTCTACACGTTTTAATCTATCTTGTATTGATGCTAACATAGGCATACTTATAGTCAAAAAAATAGGGCTAGTTGCCTAGCCCTATTTTGCACGTTTTCTTCTAATCTAAGATTAGATGAATGACAATGCTGATGTGTCGATTGCGATGTTGTTAACGTAATCGGCAGCGTTACCCAAAGAACTTGCAGAATTTGAAAGTTCCACATAGCCGTAACGTGTCATGAATGACACAGTTGGCTCAAATGTTGCTGGGTCAAGGATAACACCACTGCTCATCAAAGGAATGTATGGGCAGTAGAATGCTGGTGCATCCATTTCGTTGGCACCCTTGTAACCGATCAGAACAGGCACATCGTCACCAGCGTAGTGGTTAACGTATACACGAACTGAACTGTTCAATGTTCCAACAAACTTGGTGTTGGTTGGTGCTTCGAAAGTGCCTTCTGTTGTGCGAGCAAATGCTGAAGTTGTCGCTGACTGAAGGATTGTCAATGCTGTTGGGCTAACAACGATGTAGTTACCAGCACCACGACGTGTGCGAGTAGCGATGTCGTTGGCAGCGCGGTTGATCAACACAGCAAGAGCGGCGTGTTGGTCACCAACGAATGATGCCTGGCCTGATACGCCTGACTGGTCGTATGTGGCAAATGCTGAACCAGAAAGATTCAACAATGACTCGATGATCTCTTGGTCGATTTCAGCAGTGATTTCCTGAGCAAGTGCGGCCATGATTTCTGCCTCAACGTCAACGCCATGGATGGCTTGTGCGTCTTGAGCGGCTTCAAATGTCCAACGTGCTGACAATTTACGGCTCTTGGCTTCAACTGTCTCTTTCAGGATCTGGATGCTCATCTTAGCACCGCCTGTGCCTTCTTTGGTTGCTGTAGTATCGGCTTGGCCTGCGCTGTTACCTGAATACTGTGTAGCAATCTTGAATGGGCTTAGGGCCTCGTCGCCGGCTGTTACAGCGGCACCAACTACGCCACGAGCGTTAGAAGCGGCTGAAGCGGCTTCTGCGTAACGAACGCGGAGAGTATGGATTTGGCTAACTGGACCTTGCATTGGCTGAACACCAACTAGTTCGTTAGCAATGGTTGTTGGCATTACACGGCGGATAACTGGAAGGATAACCTTGTTAAGAACGCTGATGTTGCCTGATGCTGTTGCACCTGAAGTTGCAGTTTCTGTCAAATACTTCTTTGTATTCTCCAAGCAAACTTCCATTGTTGTTTTCTTCTGTCCGCTAAGACCTTCGGTAAGGGCTTCCTTGGTTGCGGCCCAGTTCTTTGATTCAAATAATGCTTGTGACATTTGTATGTCTCCTATTATCTTTGAATACCAGCCAACTTGCGTAGTTGTTGAATAGTTGCTGTTTCTTCTGAAACGACTGATTCAACTGCAGGGGCTGATTTATCTCCTGTAACCACAGTCTTCTGTGATTGGACTCCCTCAACGAGTGTTTTCTTGTCTCTGCGGACCTCTTCGTTAAGAACTGATGGCAGGTATTTCTGGAATTGATCTTTGAGTTTGGCAGTTTCAGTGCTCTCAAGCAACTCTTCCATGATGTTACGCTTGTCTTTAGACAAAGGCGCACACAAATCCTGCATGACACGATTGCGAGCCATCTGGTCTTCCGCGATGCGCTGACGACGGCTTGCTTCGGTAATTTCTGATTGTTTAGATTCAATGATTTTTTGTGATTCTTCTAATTGAGCCTTGATAGTTTTAATTTGACTGTTTAGTTGACTTACTGCTGTTCCATCAGCAAACTTGCTGGCCATAAACTCTGCGGCAAACGCTTCCATGATCTTACGACCAAAGTTGTTTTCTTTGGCTTCACGGATGTCTTCCTTGAGTTGGCTCATTTCCTTCTTGAAAGTTTCAGCAACAAGTGTATTAACTTTTTCGCTGGCCTTCTTGATGAATGTTGAGCGGGCTTCTTCAATTGCCTTACGGCCTTCTGCTACGAGTTTAACTCGAGCATCCACAAGTTGTTTGTGGTCTTCATGCAACTCTGACAATTCAGAAGTAAGTTTACGAAGTGCAAACTCTTCCAAACGGCCTAAGTTATCTTGTTGTGTTTGACGATCAGATTTAAGTTCTGCTACTTCTTTGGCCAGTGTTTCCATAACGAAACGCTGTAGAAGTTCAGCATCTTCTTTAATCTTAGCGGCATACTTTACACGTTGACTGATAGCGTCTTCGTGTATCTTTTTAAATTCGGAACTGGCTCCGGTGATGGTGTCGTTAATAAGTTTATCCATCGCTTCAACCAATTGACCTTTGTCATGCTCGTAGCGTGAAGCAAATTCTTCGCGGAGTTCTGCGGTAATTTCTTCACGACTTTCAGCAATATGCTTTTCCCAAGCGGCGTTGATATTCTCACGCACCTCTTCAGAAAGAACCACTGAGCCGAGCAATTCTGTTAAGTTACTCATTTGTGTCTCCTCAGACTTTCTTCAGATTCTGAATGAATCTAGTCACCTCTGTTGCAAGGTGCTTTTGTGCGGACCTATCGTAGGTCGCCGCAAGGGCCACATCCATAAGGGCGGCTCGTCTGCGATCTAGCATCACACGTTCGTAAATTGGTGTTGGATATGCATCAGGAGCACTGGGTTGTGCAACAACGTCAACAGTAACAATTTCAAAATCTGAAACTCTACCATTGGCGCCTACGTTGCCTGAACCACGGCTGCTGACACCTAACTTGACACCACTTTCTAGTAGTGTGCGGATGATGTTACCCATGGGTGTTGGAATAATTTTTAGTTTTCCATATCCATCGGCACCATCTACCCACATTTCTGTGACCATATGACTTACACGATCAATATTGACTTGTAGATCATCTGGATGGTCGGCTTCTCCTAGCACGGAGTAGCCTTGCTCTAGTCGTGACTTGATGCTCTCTACTGCTCGGGCAATTTCGCTGCCAGGGTAAACACGTTGATTGTGGTTTACCTTGTCACCTTGAATGAAAATGCCTTTCATGTAGAGATCCTTACCGCCATTGGCTGTCTCTTTGGCTTCAACCGTCATTTGTGCTTGATCGAAACTTAGACGTTCACGTAATGGCTGTAAGTTCATCGTATTAGCCCTTTGGTGTTGCTACTTTACTGAGGGCAGGCTTAGTTGTTCCACCTAGGTCTTGCGCCTTGGGTGCTGTTCCACCTGTTTCGTTACCACCACCAAATTTGGTAGCAGGACGGCTCATCATTGGATTCTTGCCAGCAACTGGACTGTTCTTTTGGTCAGCCTTGTCGCCGTTGTCAGGTGAAGATACTTTTTCTAGTTCTGCTGACTCTTCAATACTTTCTTTTGGTGCTTCTGCATCTGCATCTGCTGGCATTGCATCGCCTGCTTCTGCACCTGCATCAGCGGCACCACCAGTAACCATTTCTTCAAACTCAGACTTGAGTTTAGCCAATGCTGACTCAACGTCCATCATGGCGTCAGCAACATCTGCGGCATCGCCGGCTACGGGTTCTGTTGTGGGTTCTGCGTTCAATGCACCTGCTACATCTGCTGTAGCGGCTCCATCTGGTGTAGCAGTGGGGTCTAGTGCCTCATCGTCACCTTCTTCAGTTAAGTCTGATTCGACTTCATCAACTGCGTCAGTTACGTCTTCGAGGGCTTGTTCGTCTTCTAAGTTGATATCGTCAGCCATAATGTCTTCATAGACTTTGCGGCCGATGCCAACGTAGTAATCATGTAGGAGTCCAGCGGCTTTATCTTCCTCTCTATTCAAGAGGTGTTCAAGCGCCTGCTCTAATACGGTTTTACTCATTATTCGTTCTCCTTTGCGCGAAGGCGGTTTTTCACCAAAAACTACTTACAAATGGCGCAAGGGAACGGAGGGGATATGGTGGAAAAACTGCGTTTTTTTACGCAATTATGACACCGCTAATAACTAGATCACGCCATGGGCGCGGGTCTAGCATACATTTTTTTGACTAATTCTAACCGACTTTTGGTTTCGTATTCACGCAATTCACGCAATTTACGCAGACGATTCACATGCTCTAGTGTAAGCCTGTGTCTGCGTAAATCAGAATAAAATGCTACTTCTGGATCTTCTTCGATCTCAATTTCATTCTGATGCTGTAGAATATCGTTGAATCTCATGGATCTACTTATGCTCCGGGTGCAGTTGGTTCTGTTGGTGCAGAACCAGAAATTGGGCTTTCAGCGCCGGCATCTGTGGGTGCCGCAGTGGCATCACCTGTGGCCGGAACTGCTCCATCAAGGTCACCGGCTAGACTCATGTCGGCTTCGCCTGGTGCGGCAGCACCAATGTCACCAAAATCACTGCCTGTTGGCTGTGTGGTTCCTTGATTTTCTTCTTCCCATAGGCGTTCATTTTCAAGGATTTCGTCTTCAGTCAAGCCCAAGAACTTCTGTAGTTTGAATCTATGTGCTAGATATGGAACTTCAGCCAACTGTGTAAACACAGCGGCTCTGGCGTTGTTGACTTCAATTTGGCGATAGTCGCTGAAGTTTTGTGGCTCCAACATGTCAATGTCAAAACTTGAAGCATCAATGTTAACGCCGCGATGTTTAATAAAAGTCTTAAACTCTTTGTCTAGATATGGAGCAATCAATCCCTGCAATCTACGGCAATATCTGTTGAAACGATATTCTTGAATCAGTGCTGTGCCAACTCGTCCGTCAGTAAAAGCAATGGCAGAATCGTCAGGTCCGGTAGGCATGTAACTGCTGGGAATACGTAGACCGCGCAACAGTTTATTGGTAAAGAACTTGAGATCATCAATTTCGCCTAAGTTTGTGCCGCCTGGCAGAACTTCAACCTTTGAACCACGACCATCAGCAGTTTGAGCAAAGAAGAAGTCTTCCATGATGCTCAATGGATTATAACTGGCATCTAAGGCTGTGCCGCCACCTGCGCGAGTTGGAATACGGCGCTGATGGATTTCGTTTTTTACACGTTCCACAAAACTCATGGCCTGGTGTGCAGGCAAGTTGCCGGTGTCAATATAGAACACACGACGCTCTGGAGCACGTTGCACACGATAGATAATGATAGCATCTTCAAGCAGTTCTTTTTGCTTGTAGATTTTGAACACGCTGTCCAAGATACTGGCACCAAATGGCCAGTTAGCATCAAGACCTTCGCTGAGACTCATGTGAATCACATGCTTGGAATCAATGGCTACTTCTGTGCCGTTGTTGCCTGTTTTTTGTGTGGAATTGGAAATTGTAAAACTGTTGTTAGGACCAGTGGTCACTGCATTGGCCATGGTCTGAACATTTTCAATAGGCTTGGTAGCAACCTTGGTAGCAAAGTTTGGATGCAAGTTTGAAATCACATACTGTTCAACTGCACGACCTTCGGCTTCGTTGATCACTGCACGTTTGACATCTCCAGGATTTACCCAATACAGTTCAAAGGTTTCAGGATCACGTAAGAAAAAGTGATCTCCATACTTGATGGCAGATCTAAATGTTCTAAAAACCTTTTGATCCCATTTGTTGATTGCACACCACTTTTTCAGTGTTTCGGCAATGACTTTGCTTTCGCTTTCTGTAGGATCTGATTTCCACTTGACTTCAAATGGTAAATTGGTTTCTGCTTCGCTTTGTGTGCAGAATTCAGAAATAGTGTCTAGTGCGGCATTGATTTCAGAATCCTGATCCATTTGATCATACTGAGTGTAACGCTCAACACGGTTGGGCTGACCTGTGTAGACATCCTGCAACCAACTGGCAAACTTCGCTGAACTGCCAGCCGAACGTTGACCATTGTTGGTCTGTTCTGCTTGTGGATCCCAAATTTTAAAATGCTTACGCCATGACATAGTGGACTACTTACCTTAATTCGTTAACCTAGCCTTACCGGAGAGACTCCGCTGTCCGGTCTAGTATTGCCTCTAATGGCATTGATATCCGTGGCAATGTTGCTTAGAAGGCTTAAAATTGCACGGGATGCCGGGCTGTCTTCTTGGCCCAATGGATTATTTTGTGCCAACTGTTGAATCTGTGTATTGGCTGTATCTGTGGGAGTCAACAATGCTGAAACTTGTTCTGTAGGATTGATTGCTGTTTGAATTGGTTGTGCTGTCCTTGGATTTACACCCATTGGACTTTGTCTTATACCTTGAAACTTTCTGATATCATCTTGAGTTACAGTTTTCAATGACTCCATGACTCTTTGCAGATGGTCGACATTGATCAACTTCAGTGCCTCAGCAAATGATTTCAGTCCTGTGCCAAAGTTCAACATGCCTTGACCCATTGATGCAAGATTGTTAAGCCCTGACTCGCGGATCACAGCAAATATTCTATGCATTGAATCTGCGCCCACACCCTTGAGAGATGCAAATGCTTCACCAAAATATTTTAGGCCTTGACCAAAATTCTGAATTCCTATACCAAAAGGTGCTATATTGCCAAGTCCAGATTCTCTGATTACAGCAAATATTTTTTGCATCTCTCCTGCACCTACAGCCTTGAGTGATGTAAATCCTTCACCAAAGAATTTTAATCCTTCACCAAAATTACGCATGGCTGGACCAATAACACTCAACATTGGTGCAATAGGCGCTAGATCTTCAACTGCACGTTTAATTCTAGTGGTTATATCTGCGCCAAACAAACTGGCAATGCCGTTGACCAACGAACCCATGATGTTGGCACCAGCGGCAAGGCTGAACGCCAAAACACCTGTGGTTAGATCTTTGAGACCTGTGGCAACTTCACTGAGTTTTGCTCCGTCAATTTCGTTTACGTCTTTGAGTCCCCAGGCAAAGGCCTTTAATCCTAGACCCATTGCACCCAATGCCAGTGCAATGCCTCCACCAACAATGGCAACAACACCGGCCAATATCAATGCTCCTTTGAGCACGGCCGGATTACCAAACGCAGAGATAAAGCCTGCAATACCTTGACCAATGGCTGGCAGTAGTTTGGCGAGGCCTTCGCCAATGCCAGCGGCTAGGCCTGCAATACCTTTGCCTAATCCTTCGCCTACGGATCCTATACCTGATCCAATTTTATCCATAACTCCGCCGCCAGCACCACCAGCACCACCAGCACCACCGCGTCGACCTCGGCCACCACCTATTCTTGTTCGACGTCTTGCACCGGCATCGGGCATGGCTCCACCGCCAATGCCTATCTTTTCCAAGGCTGTTTTAGCAACTCCGCCAATGCCACCACCCAGCATTTTCATTAACGCGGCGCCGGTCAATGCTGTGGCAATCAGCGCCAATGGTCCACCAACTGCATAGATGGCTGTGATCAAACTTGAAACTGCGCCCTTAAGGCTGTTAATGGCTGTTTCCAGTTTGTTTAATGATTCAATGTTTCTGGCTTCAGTGGTCATGCCAGCCTGACGATTTTTTTCAGCATCTTGTTCAGCCTGCTGTCTAACTCTTGGATCTAGATTGCTTAAAAATCTGTTGATATCTTCACGTGTTCTTGAAATGCCTGTGTTGTCGATACCTTCTCTTACACCTTCGTATGCACCTGCAATACGTTGTAGATTGCCTTGCTCTTGTAGTGCTTTGGCTAAATTTTCTGCATTGGCCCCGCCTTGCATTTGGTTGGCCTGCTCTCTGGCACTACCCAAAGCCATGACTGATTGACGTTGTGCGGCATTTAAACCTTCAACTGCTACAGCATCGCCAGTTCTACCTTGTGCCAATGCACCTGAAATTCTTTCTTTCTGATCTTGACTCAGTGAATCGCCAAACAAACTTTCAACACTGGCAATCATTCCTTGTGCTTCGGCACCCAGACCTCGTCGTGCCAGGGTTCTACCCGAAGTTGATCTGTTGAAGTTTTCAATGGCTTTTAACAAAGCCTTGGAACTGATACCAAAGGTGTTGCTGAGTTCTCTGGCAGATACCACTGTCCTTGAATACTGATCAACCAACATGCGCTGTGCGTCAACTTCATTCTTGGCAGTCATACGCACCTGCGTCATGATTGACGCTTGTAGATTTGCACGTTCTTCGTCGGTCATGCCCAAGGCAGCGGCAGCATTAGCGGCTCTGTCAAAGGCTTTGACTGTGTCAGCACCTAGTTCTTTTCTCAATGATCTACTGAGTTGTCCGCTACCAGATTTAAGACCACGCGAAAGATCTGCCAAACGATCCACGGCTTCTTCTGTGGTGCGTCCAAAAAACTTAAATGAATTTTCGCTTTCGTTGATTACTCTAGAAAAGTTTTCGCCAAGGCCGCTGTAGAGCATGCGCGAAGTGTAAAAACCTGCTCTCAATGCTCTTAGGTCAATGGCACCTGCCACACCCTGTGCATTTTTAGCAAACTCCTGCATGGTAGTAAGTGTAAACGACAACGCACCCACTACTATTCCAGCAAAGGACGCAAATTTGTTACCAGCCTCGGCGGCTTGGTTTAGCCCGCCTTGTAATCCACCCAGTGCTTGCCCTAGGGTTCCACGACCCATCAACATTTCTTTGGCAAATTCACCTGTGCTCTTGATTGCCTCTTTGTTGGCCCTGGCCAACTGTTCGGCTTTCCACTTGGCTTCGTTTTCGGCCTCTGTGCGATCTTTAGTGGCCTTGGTGCTGTCATCAATGGCCTTGCTTGAAATGCCCAATGCCTTTTCAAACTCTTGTTGCTCTTTGGTCAACGCACGACCTGCGGCTCTAGCGGCCGCAATTTGGTCTAGCATGACCCGGCTTAGTTTTTCACCGTTTTTGGAAATCTTTTTGGCCACATCGTCCAACGGGTTACCCGTTGACCCGCTGGACCCGCCAGGTTTGCCGCCGCGAGCGCCACCACTGCCGCCACCACTGTTGATTCCACGCCCAAGATTGTTATTCATCATTGAGATGGTTCTTTGTAAGTCGCGGAGTGCGTCTATTAACTGCTGTTCCATTGTGGCGTTTGGTTCTTTTTACCGTTAAAACTCCAGATAAGTATATCATCAACTTATAGTGGGGTTCTTTTATGAGCCTATTTACCAACAAGGATTAACTACATGGATAATCAAAATCCGCTGACGCAAAAGGCTCAAGCCAATCCGTTAGCACAATACTATCGCAGACCCGGCACCTATGTGCAACTGCCCAGTTCTGGACGTTTTTACTCAAAGCCGCCTAAATTCAGCGACACTGGCGAATTGGCTGTGTTTCCAATGACAGCCAAAGATGAACTGATTTTAAAGAATCCTGACGCACTATTCAACGGCGAAGCCATCAAGCAGGTGGTAGCCAGTGTTTGCCCAGATATTCCTGATGTCAATGAAATTCCTGCCGCAGATTTGGACATGATTTTGGTGGCCATGCGTATGACCAGTTACGGCGATGACATGGGGTTATCAATCAGCCATGGCTGTGACGAAAGCAACGGTCGTGAACAAAGCATCACTGTAAGCCTAGGTTCCATTGTTGCTAGTCTGCGTCCAATTCCCAGCGATGTCGGCATTGTAAAACTGGGTTCAGGCATCACAGTTGCACTTCGTCCGTATAATCTACATGATCAAAGTCGACTGTTGAGAATGCAGTTTAACACCATGCGCCAAATACAGGCCAATGAAGAAAACAAACTGCTCAGCACCGAAGATCGCACTCGCATTGCCACAGAACAATACAACTCCATGGTTGAATTGGCTCAACAACTGTTGACAGGATGTGTGGAAAAAGTTTCAACACCAGACGGTGTTGAAGTCACTGATCGTCGACACATTGCAGATTGGGTGAAAAATCTCGATCGTGCCAGTGTTGATCGTTTGGATCAGGAACTCAAACGCTTTCAAGAGTTTGGTATCATTCGTGAAGTCACTACCAAATGTGATTATTGTGGCACCGACTATAAAACTGACATGCTGTTTGATCCCACAAGTTTTTTTACCGCAGGCTCTTGAGTCTTGGTAAAAATGGTCAAGCCATCAGAAAATACATTGATGGTATAGAATCAGAAGCAAGAGCCTTAATTAAAGAAGTCAGCACTATCAGTGTGTGGTCAGGAACCAGTGCCGAACATGTTTGGTTTATGACTTACCAAGAGCGCGAAGTGTTTACCGAAGTTATCAAAGAGAAACTTGATCTTCTTTACGGCAAAAAAGGAGTAGCCCGCGGTGGCTACTCTTTGTAAACATAGTTGGGTTCTGCTTTCCAACGTCCTTCAGGACAGGCCATAACAGCCAACTTGGTTTTGATAGGCATCAAACACCAGCATTTTCTGCAAACTCTAATAGAATTTAAATTAGGACAAGCCCAGCAGATGTTCAATCGCTCTTGGGCTACTTCTGGTTCTACAAACATACGCCATTCAAGACGCTGTAGCCCTTGAGGTTTGCTGTCGTGATCTCTGTTGACCGTAGTAGATTTTGATACTCGCTTCAAGTCGTGGTTGTCCTTAATTGTTTCATCTTCTCTAGGGCGATTTCATCGCCCTGAATTTCGCGATGCTTCGCATCTGCTCATTCTTTTTTATCTTGTTTTAGATTGGATATTTACAGTTTCAAACTTTATTAACTGTAGATTGTTTTTTAACTTAAGATGATACTTGACGATGATGGACTAGCCACACTTAGCCGTAAGCACGGCTAAGTTTTTTGATGTTTGTGTCATCTTGACGATGCCGTCTACACCACCTTGGATTAAGCAACTGTTTGACAACAGCAAAGGCGGTCACGCTCTACCTTTTTACACTTGACTTATAACGCTAGAAACTGCAACCGAATCCAAGCAATTTGCAGTTCTATGTAGGTTGTAATAGTTCACCAGAGCCTACTCATTTTGGCAATCATATACTGCGCCAATCTCTTCCATGCCTGAGATCGCGTCCTGTTAAGGATAGTGGCGACAAGTCCCCGCTACCGCGTCGGGAGTTCCTTCCCCTGTGCAACCCAAGTGCCAGGTTTTATGGGTGTCAATTAACCGGCTGACACAAGCCTATCGGTAGTTATTCAAGCCTAAGCAGAGGTGCCGTCGTTAAAACATGCTTTAAAGCGAGTAAGTTATTTAAGAGCCAGAAAAAATTAAAATATGCTATTATTATGAATTAGCCGAAGAGGATGCCTGAACGCGATCTTTGTTGTGTTGCCAGAAGAGATCGTAGTCTACGATATACCAAATGCCGTATTTTTGACTACGATAGATAGAGTAGTTTTGATTTTCAATGTCTGCCCAAGGGTGAGCCACAGCGATGAATTTACCTTTGCGGTTGAATTTCATTATAAGGATGTTAAAGTCGCCAGGATCGGCTGCGTCATGTAGTTGATCTAGCCAAGATTCTAGTATTTTGATTTCGCCAGAGTAGAGTTGATGGAATGGAAAGTCAGCATAACTTTTGCATTCGCAGTTGAATTTAGTCCAGGTCAGGGGAGGTGTTATGTCCCCTTTCATGGACCTAATTTGTCCTTCGTGCAGAAACTCTTTGCGGAACTGATTCTTTCCGCCAATGTAGGCGCCCGAGTGAGGAACGCGGATGAACGTTTCACCATACAATTCAGTAAGGTGATTGGCTACATCCCGCTCCCAACTCTTGCCTTTGTTTTTGCTTTTGCTACCGGCCATTATTTTGCGGCCAACGCTTCCTTCTCGGCCGTAATCTCTTTACGGCGTTCTTTGATAGCCTTGCTCATTTCCTGTAGAGCCTTACGAGCGCGAGCGGCTGATGCCTTTACGCCCTTGACTGTGAACTTTTCATTTTCGGCCATATAGGTTTCAAATGCGTTCTTAATTGCTTCGTGATTTGCTGACATAAATGTCTCCTTAAATTAACAGCGAAGTATCTGTGTCGTTTTCCAACATGGTGAATCCATTTTGTTTTACGACCATCAATACATTATTGACTCGACCAGCCAACTCATCTCGGTGACTGATCAAGAATACGTTACGATTCATTTCACGACCCATGGTCTTCAAAATAGCCATTGCGTTTTCAATGCCAATTTGATCCATGCCAGAATCCACAAGTTCATCAATGAACATGAGATTCATGGTTTCGTTGAAACTTTCATAAACGTCCCTAAAACTCCAACTCAGCGCAAGAATCAATCTATTACGCTCTCCGCGGCTTAGGTTGTCAAAATCAAAACTTTGACCCAGTTGTGTAATGTCCACTTCCAGATCACTTTTGAAAACAACCGTATGCGGTAGTTGTAGTTTATCCAAGTAATATCCTAGCCTGTGATTCAAATAGCCAAGATTTTGCTCAATTATACGCTTTCGGACAAATGAGTCTTTGTTGGTCAGCAGTTTGAGCAGGAAATCCTGATGCTCCAACAGTTTGGTCAAGCGATTCATTTCGTCCCAGTTGATTTCGGCCAGTGCAGTATTTTTCAAACTGGCAATCTGTTCTTGATAAGGATCTTGTTCAGCATCCTTGGCAATCAACTGTTGTTTGAGGTTCTCTAGATTGTTTTTATGCGCGGCGGCATCTTCGAGATTCAAATATTTGGTTTTGGGTCTTTCCCCAAGGTCACCAATGGTTCTAACTGCTATGTCAGCCTGAGCCAGAAAACTATGTTCTTCTCTCAGAGAGGACTTGGCCAAGTCAATGGTTTGATTGGCGTTTGTCAACATTTCATCATGCTTGGTGTCGTGAACATCTTGACCACAACTGGGACAACGATGTTCAACCAAGTGACTGAGATTTGATTCGGCCAGTCGTAGTGCTTCTTGTAGTTTCTTTACGTTGGCTTGCCGCTGAGCCAATTCTTTATTGGCTAACTTTAGGCGAGTTTCATTTTCTTTGTAGACCACTAAACTACGGTGTGATTCAAGTTCAGCCTCAATGTCCGTGGCTTCCAATTCTGCAATGGCCGCATCCAGTGCCGACATGTCTGTGGACTTTTTTGTAGCCCAGGTTCTACTACGTCGTTCTAGATCGTCAATGCTGGCCTGAACACGAGTATTGGCTTCTTGTAAAGCCTTGATACGAGCCTCTTCATCACGAATAGACTCTTTGGCGTTTTTAATGTGTTCACGCAGATACTCGGCCTTTTCACTTAGTTGTGTGATGCCCAGCAGTTCTTCAATGATATCGCGCTGTTCATTGGCCTTGAGACTCAAGAAAGGCAATGTGTAGGTGTTAAGAGCCACAAGATGCTTGAACATTTCTGGGCCCATACCAACAACACGATCAATGGCTTCTTGTGTCACACGATTTTCACCAGCGCCTTCATCAGTGTTGGCTTCGTTGACTTCGCTGTCGTCAACATAGAAATGCAAGACATTGGGCTTGCGACCACGTTCAATCTTATAGCGATTGCCATTCTTTTCAAACTCCACTGTGACCAACATGTTTTTGCCATTGGTCTTGTTCAGCAGATTCTCTTTGCGAATGTTGGTCAGTGCTGATCCATAAAGTGCATAACTCAAGGCATTGACCATTGTGGTCTTGCCCACACCATTGCGAGCACCATCACCGCCCAAGTCAAGATTGTTGCCTAGCACAAGGGTCAGGCCATGTTGATCCATACGAAGAGCCTGGGTAACATTACCCACACTCATAAAGTTACGCATGGTTAGATTGCGAAATATAATCATCTATTAAGGCCCTGATAAATTTCTGTCAGTAGTCTGCGATCAATGACTTCAGAGTCAATGGCTTGAATCTGATTCAACACAATTGCATCTACACTTTCAAACTGGATTTCACCACCCGACCACTCAGTGGTGTGTTCTTCCTTTTTACCTGGAATCAGTGCCAGTTCGCGCATGCCATATTCTTTGACCCACTGTTCTTTGATGTAGGTGGCTTCCTCGTAGGAGATGTCTACGTCAATGGTTACCCTGGCAAATGTTTGTGTATCAAATAAACTTTCATGCTTGTCAATGGCTTCAGTAAGTGTCAGCGTCTTGAACTTGGGAGCATTGGGCCAGCGTCGGTAGTCAGGCTGTCCGCCATACTCCAGGAACATACACCCACGCTCGTCATCCCAGGCATCAGCATAGTTGTGCGGGAAACAATTGCCCATATACACTACATTACCCTGTTGCTGTCGCTTGTGAAAGTGACCTGAGAACACCAGTTCTTGGTTGGGGAAGTGTCCAGCATTGAGTCCGCCATGATCAGGCATTTCAACCATGGCATTCATTTTGAATTTAGGCAATTCAAAGTGCCCAAACACATATCGACTCTTTAGTCGTTTCATTGATTGCCACTCGTCTCCGACCAGCCAAGGCACAATGGTCATGTCACCCACAGTGAGTATGTCATTGACCAGTGTGACATTAGGCAAGTAGCCGCCAAAAGGCAAACTGTTGATTTCTCGTTTTTCTCTGTAGGCCAAGTCATGGTTGCCCATGATAATGTAGACACGTTCAAAGTTTTCTGAAAGATACTTGATGTTTGATGCAGTATAGTTCAGCGTGGAAACGTTGATGTTGCTACGATTATTGTGCCAGTCACCTAGGAAGATTGCAGTTTCGGCTCCCTCGCGGTGAGCCTCTTCAGTCATCCAGCGGATAAAGTTTTCGCAGTCGTCATTGTGGGCACGACTGTTGTTGCGTAGTCCAAAATGGATGTCCGTAAAGCACACGGCTTTCTTGAAAGGTTGAGTCATCTTGTTATTTTAACATACTTTCTAGTTGATGTCTACAGCGAGTTATTTCGTCTTTGATATACAACTTTTTCTTTTTAATATTGTGAGCCTCTACCGAATCGTTTTGATGTTGTTTTTCTAGTTTAATCAGTTGGCTATCCAAGTGTCTATGCGAATCTTCTAAATGACTGATGTGATGTTTAAGGCTTTCGGTATGCATATCTTGCGTCTCCTTATTTTAGATACGGCTTCAAGTCCGGTGGCTTCCATCCTTCGGGCTTTAATACTTTGCCATCTTCGCGTTTGCGAACCTTGCCCGTGATTGGGTCAATTTTGGCCAAGTTAGTTCTCATTACTTCATTCCAAGCACCTTCTGCATTGGCACCCATTGAATGGATGGCACCAATGGTCACTACCAGAATGTCTACCAGCGCATCTAGTGTTTCTACAGGATCAGCATCTTTGACTCTGTTATGGTCGGTGTCTAATCCCTGTGCTTCCAACAGTTCGTGATATTCTTCCTTGATCAACTTTAGATATAGATCAAATTGAATACCCAATGGATCTGTAACTTCGTGCTGGTTGGAAGGAACTGCCTGATCGCAGGCTCGCATAAAGTGTTCTTGGTCCTTAAAAGGATTGGTCATAGTTGATCCTCCTCAACAGGCATAGGCAAGTTTTCTTCATCAACTTCTTCACCAATCATGTCCATAGCATCCTTATACGGTTCTTCTTTGTTTAGTTCGTTTTCCACGGCTTCGGCCTTAAGCGCATTTAGACGCTCGACTTCAGCATGGTGTTGTTCAATATGCTCCATTTGACGTGTCCACGAAGGCATCTGACCGGCTTCTTGCAGTAAGTCATCACGAATATCACGCTGGCGTTTCTCTACGTTGAGCACCCGAGTAAACGAATTGGTTACTGCCGCTGTGTAGTAGGCAAAAGGATTGTTGGACTTGGATTCATCAAACTGAAGTGCAATCTGAGTCAACTGTATAAGAGCCTGGCCTCGCATTTCGTCGATATAACTGTAGCCACGCCAGTTTGATCGCAAACTGTAGCGTTCACACAGTTTCAAGAACATAGCACCCAGGTGATTGGTAAGCCCGCCGTGGTCCACACTAAATTTGCCACGCTTGAGCGTGCCTGACCAATGGCTACGAACTACTTCTTGCCAGTTTCCTTCACTGTCTTGAACAAAGTGTTTGAACGGTGGAAAATTGACCTTGGCTCTGTGATCGCTTTCGCTTTTGGGATTGTTCTTGCGCCCAGGCTCCAAAGGAATATGTTCCCAGGACATGAGCCTGACCACTAGGTCAGTTGTGGCAATCTTTTTAATAGGTATCTCAAATTCGTCGGCTTTGGGTTTGGTGCTGGCTTTGCCGCCTTCTTCTGTCCACTTTGCCAGTGCCTGCTGATGTGCTTGTTGGCTAAGACGTGATGATCTAGCCTTTTTTGCCAAATTCAGCACACCCTCAGGATATGCCTTGGTTTTGCGATTATGAAAATGTTTTAGATCATGTAGAATGATGTCATACTCAGTGTATTTTGGATCATCAATCCAGCAGTATGTGAGTTTACTGCGATGTATTTCTGCTAAAAGGTCTTTGTTTTTTAGGTATACTTGTTTTGGTTTTTGTTCTTCAATCATTCAGGGCTCCTTAGGTTTAGTATAGCAGAAGACCAGAGCAAGGTCAATAGATGATTATATGCGCGGTTAACTAAAACGGTAAATAGGCACTGGAGAATCATCTAATGAAGATCAAAGATCTATCACGCCAACTTGTTGCTGTATATGCAGGCCGCTTTCATCCGTTTCATATCGGACATGCCATGGCCTTCAAAGAACTACAGGCAAAGTTTGGCGCGGAATCTACTTATATTGCCACTAGCGGCAAGGTGGAACCACCTAAGAGCCCATTTAGTTTTGAAGAAAAACTAGTAATGATCAGCGCCGCTGGCATTGATGCTGGCCGTGTTTTTCAAGAAACGGTTCCATATGCACCGTTGAACTTGCCACAGGCTCTAAAACTTGATCCAGCCAAAGATGTTTTGATTTTTGGCGTTGGCAGTAAGGACATGGCTGAAGATCCCAGATTCAACTTTGCACCTTTGAAGAACGGAACACCCAGTTATTTCCAACCCTTGAAAGGCAACGAGAACAATCTCAAGCCTTTCAGCAATGACAAATTACCCGACGGCACTAGAGCCGGGCACGGATACGTTTTTGCTGTCAAGGATTACAAATTTAATGTAGCAGGACAAACTGCTGGATCTGCATCTGACATACGCAATAGATTTGTTGCTGGAGATGCAGAACTACGTCAGCAAATTGTTGCAGATTTATATCCCAATGCATCGCCGGCAGACCAGGCAAGAATTTTAAAAATCTTTGAATCAAAATTGGGAGCAGACAAATGAACATTGATACCCCTGTTACCTTGGCCTTCAAAGCACTTGGCGCAACAATAACATGGAAGTCGTCACCTAAGATTGATCAGACCATTGATGTAAACTATCAGACCTGGGAACTGCAACACACAAACTATCAGCCCAGTGCATTTGGCAATAGAGTTACTCCGGTGATCAGTATCAGTGGCCCCTTTGTCAGCAGAACTACAGAAGAGGCCACAGAAACACTTATGGCTATTCATGCGCTTCGTTCAGCAACATCCATGTATTACGGACGCGAAGACAAAAACAAAGGAACTCCTCCTCCGGTGGGTCGATTAAATGCCTATGGACTCTACAACAATACTCCTGTGGTAGTCAAGCAGTTTCAATACAATTACCCCAACGAAGTTGATTATGTCACTGCGCCAATGTTTGGAGGCAATCAAGCAGTTCCTGTGTTATTTGAAATGACTGTTCAGTTGATTGTTCAAATTCCACCAGTAGAAGCAGTCAAAGAATATTCACTGGACGCCTTCTACTCAGGTAGCCTATTAGGCAAAGGATACATTTAATGAACACAGGCAAAGGACTTTACAGCAAAACTTTCATCAAGGATTTTTATCTTGATTTGTCAGTAATACCTACCAGCGAAGCCATGGCAGGAGGTAAAAGCCTTGAACGCCATGTGGTGACACCAAAACAACAACACAGACCAGACCTGCTCAGTTATGACTTGTATGGATCCAGCAATTACTGGTGGACCATAGTGTTACTGAATCGCGATCAACTCAAAGACCCTATTCGTGATCTCAAGGCCGGAACAGTTCTTAGAGTTGTATCTCCTGGTTCAATCGCAGGAGCAGTATAATGCCTGTAGGACAAAAGCCTCAACTCAATCTCCCAGGCTTGGGCGAACTTCATTATAACCCATTACAACAATATCGCAACGTCACCTACAACGTTCGCCTGTCAATGATGCCAGCCAGTGATGGAAAAATGGCCAGAGAAGCAAGATCTTACAATTACAAAATTGGTATTGTCATGCTTGAAACAGGCGGCACCGGCAGCGTTAACCTAGAAGAACTGACAATGAAAATGGTTGGTGCCGGCAACCAGACTCCTAACTTTAACATGGTTCCGCCACACGAAATAAAAATGAAGTTGGTTGAGCCATTGGGCGGAAGATTCATTGAGTCATTGTCTATTGCGGCAATCAAACAAAACTATGTCACCAACCCTGATGCAATTTATTTGCTGGAAGTTTGGTTCACAGGCTATGACGATGATGACAATCCAGTGGTTTGCAAAAACTGGGGAGGTGGTCCATTGGAATTTAGGTGGTATGTTACAATGACTGAATTAAAAATGCAGTTAGACTATCGCGGCTCTGTGTATGATTTAGAATTTGTTTCTTCAGAAGGCCAAGCCAACCTTGGTGACTTCATGAGCCTTGAACAAGGATTTAGAATGGTAGGGTCACCTTCAACCATTGGTGAGTTCTGCAAGGAATTAGAAACAGCCTTAAACAAACGCGAAGAGGACAAAGTCAAAGCAGGACTTAGAGAGCATCCTCACAAGTATAAAATCACTGCACACAAAGACCTAGTCAATTTAAAGTATGACTACAGTTTGTTTTCACGAGTAACTACACTTTTTGGCCTGTTTCGAGGAGAAATACAAGTTTCCAATTCCACAAGCATTCCTAGATTCATCACAAATCAAATGCCAAACAGCAAGGAAGTTTTAAAGTATTTGCATCGTGTTGACGACGGTAAAAAACTATACAACGTGCCTGACACCAAGCCTAACACAATCAACAAACCAACAAGAAACATTGTGTGTATTGCAGGATCCAAGTTCCAAGAACAGGGTTCTGGTTATCTATTTGACACAAAATTAAATGCGCCTGCACAAGAAATAAACTTTTTTGTCTACGCAAGAACGGACAGTAAATCTTTTATCAGTCCTCAAGAATATATTGATGCCTACGAGGCCAGTCAACGCAATGGCCGTGTTCAAGTATGGCTTGATCAAGGCCTGCTCAGAAAAGCCTACAAGTGGATCTATACCGGAGAAAACACAGAAGTCATCAATGCTGAATTAAAAATTGACAATCTTTGGCGAGCAGTTAGACCTCTTTGGATTGACACAGAAAGCGGCAAAATTATTGCACCAGGCGCCTCAACTGCTCCTGCACAACAACGTCCACCTGGTCAAAGAGAAACTCCTCCAACATCTAATCAGGCAAGACAACCTCAACCCAATACTTGGGCCGCCGCTGGTCAAACTCTTTATGCAGAGGATCTGCCAGCACGGCCAGGCAAGCCCGAAGACAATCCGCATATCAGATGGAGACCACAATTTTATCATGCCAACACAGCAGTCCAGCAGTCTGGAACGCAGTCAACAGTTTCAGAAGAAAACGCACACGAATACAGCATCTTTAAACAGATTCATGGACAAGTGGGTGCAGGTTCACAAGACATGGTGAATCTAGATCTAGACGTGGTTGGAGACCCATACTTCTTGATGCAGGAACCATCTGAGTCAGGCAAAAGTCCGTGGCAGGACGATGTTTGGTGGTTTGAAAAGAATTATGTGTCGGAAGAACAACTCAAAGATAAACGCAAATATACTGCCACAAGAACCAATCAACCTTATATTTGGTTTGAAGCGCAAGTGCCAGCCGCTGATTTAAATGATCAGGATCTTATGAATCTAAGACCTGCAGATGCCATAACAGGAATTTACTGTGTCAAGGAAGTGGCACACACTTTCCAAAAGGGCAAGTTTGTTACCAAACTCTCAACATTTAGAGAAGTGCTGGCTAATCCTTACGATGTGAGAAGTCCACGCAGTTCTAGTTCCATAGCCAACTCTGGCGGCCAAGCCAACAACGGAGCAGGCCAAGCATCTGCCATGGGCCCCAATAGTGCTTGGGTCCAGAACGGTGGTGGCCAAACACCATTGGTTGATCCCAACAACCCCAGTGCAGGTGGTGGTGCCGCCACAGGTAACCCAAATCTTGCACGTCAAGGCGACCGTGTCAGAGAAAATCAACGCAGACGTCGCGAAGAAGCCGAACGCGAAAGACAACAACGCCGCAACAGACAAAATGGCACGAACAGTTCTGGATCTGCTCCTGGCATTGGCGATATCATTGCGCCCTAAGGAAATAATATGAGAGTCAACGCCACAGGAGCAACACCAGCACATCAACAAGGTTCTGCCAACAGCGGAAAATACAACGGAATCTACATGGGTAAAATCAAAGAAACCCATGATCCTCAAGGACTAGGACGTCTAAGAGTTTGGATTTCACAACTAAGCAATGCCAATGAAAGCGACCCGCGGGGTTGGTTTACCATGCGTTATTGCCCTCCCTTTGCCGGTGCCACAGATACCAAAGAAGAAGCCACTGCTCGAGATGCAAAGACTTATCCACAAACCAATCAAAGTTATGGCGTGTGGATGATCCCTCCAACAAAAAATGTCTCAGTGATTTGCGGGTTCCTCAACGGCGATGTCAATCAAGGCATCTGGTGGGCATGCTTGCCGCCTGACGGTCACACCCACTCATTGCCAGGCATATCATCTGGTTCCACTCATGACAAAACAGTCAAGCCTGTGGCCGAACGCAACAGATTTAATACTGCTGATCCACAGGCTGAAAATCGTCCTGAACATCCTGCAAGTTTTAGAATCAGTGGCCAAGGACTAGACAAAGATCTACGACGTGGTCACACCAATGCTGGTCCTTTTAGAGCCAAAGACAAACATCCAGGTCTAGCCTATGGTATCTTGAGCCCAGGCCAACACAGCATCATGCTTGATGACGGTGACGATGGTATTAGTGGTGCCATACGTCTAAGAACTTTTACCGGTCATCAAATTGTCATGCACGAAGAAGGCGGGTTCATACATGTAATCAACGCCAAAGGAACTGCTTGGTTCCAACTTGACACAGATGGCAACATTGACTTTTATGCAGCCGGAGACTTTTCAGTTAACGCTGAAAAAAATATCAACTTCCGTGCCGGTGACAACTTTAACTTTGATGCTGGCAACAATGTCAATGGTGTATCTAGAAATAACATGCACATTGAAGCCTGTGAGGTCATGCACTTGACAGGTGTCAACGGACAGAGATTTACATCAAGACTAAACACCGACATCTACAGTTCTGCCAGCATGAAATTGTCAGCCAACAGAATTGACCTAAACGGCCCTGTGGCCGCTGAAGCAGAACTACCGGGCGAAAACAGTTTAATAACCAACTCTACAGTTGGACGTAGCGTGGCCGGGCGTGTGCCTGAGCGCGAACCCTGGGGCGGTCACTCAGCAAGAAATGGTGGAGAACCCATCACAACTCCTGCAGGTGTTGTTGATCCTACTCTAGGGAATCAACAAATAACTCCAGCGGCATCAAGTCATGAAGAATTGCCACCGCCAGAAACGTCTGATGCTGTTACTTGTGTTCCTGAAGTTAACATTGATTCAATTGTCATGAGTGATACTGCCTTCAACATGATGAAAAGTCGTGAAGCCTACCGTGGCATGATGTATAGTGACTTCCAGGGTTATAGTGTAGGTTATGGAACGCGAGTTGATATTTTTGGCCCTAGTAATCCAGCCAGTAAAATTGATGACAATTTAAAACAAGCATTGATCAATGGACCCAGCGAAGCCGAAGCACGTCAGGCCAGCAGACAAATCATCGATAGGCACATTACTCCTCCGTTGAGAGCAAGATTAAAATCTGCCATGGCTGGTAAAAATGTCTGTATTACACAAAGCCAGTTTGATGGGTTGTGCATGGCCGCTTACGGTAATCCACAGTCGGCGTATCAAATGACCGATCAATTGGTTGAAGCCGGTGCCAAGGCCCCTGACGGTAAGCCTCCCAGAGCAGACATTGCTAGAATTTGGGCCAACTCGGTAAGTGCCAATGCCAATCAGCGCAACGCAGAAGCACAATTTGTCATGACCGGAGAAGTGCCATCCAGCGTTAGGATAAGAACACCCGAGCAGTTGATGCGTGACGGTATTGAATCAGATCGTCAAGCCGTGGCCAATGCCCGTGCAAGAAATCCAGCATATCCTTGGAAAAGTTCTTTGGGAAATGGTCCTCAAACTGGGCAACGTGTGGATGCCGCATATGGTCGTCCAACCCCTACTCAGTTAGCACAATGGGAACGCAGTTACTATCTTAACACAGGGCAACAAGCACCAGGAACCACGTTGACCACACAGCAACTGGCGGCCAAACATGGTAGTTCGCACCAAGGCGCCAATAACCCACCCAATCAGCCTACACAGACCGCTTGATATAACCCAGTATTATCAGTGGTGGTAAATAGGCGTTATGCCACGTGTAATATCAAAATTTCGAGGATACAGTAGCGTAGGGACTACATTTCTTAGTCCTGTTCGCTATGACCTAGATCTTGCTAGACAAGACCTAGTAAATCAATTTAATACACGATTGGGCGAACGTGTAATGTTGCCAAAATTTGGCACAATAATCTGGGATCTGTTATTTGATCCCTTAGACGAATCGCTTATAAAACTCATCCGAGATGATGTGGTCCGTATCATTAACGAAGACCCACGATGGAGACTGATATCAGTTGATGTTTCAGAAGGACCCAACGCTTTAGACATAAGAATACTTGTCAACTATCGTCCCAGTGATGAAACTATTACGTTGCCATTGACCTACGACAAAGGAACTAAAACAGAATGAGCCAAACTAAACGCTTGAGCCAATTGTTTGCCGCAGAAAGTTGGCTCAACAATTATCGTTATCTAGTAAATGCTGACTTCAAGTCCTATGACTTTGAAAGTCTCAGGGAAGCATTGCTGAACTACATCCAGGTAAACTATCCTGAAGACTTCAACGATTTCATCAATTCCAGTGAATATGTGGCTTTGGTTGACTTGATCAGTTATTTGGGTCAAAATTTGGCTTTCCGTGCGGATCTTAATCTCCGCGAAACATTTCTAGAAACTGCCGAAGTTCGTGACAACATCCTAAACAATGCAAGACAGTTGGGCTACAAGCCTTTCCGTAATACTGCGGCTCGAGGATTTTTGCGTATTGAAGCAATTTCTACAACACAAAACTTATACGACAGCAAAGGTCAAAACTTGTCTGGGCAGACCATAGTATGGGCAGACTCTGCAAATCCAGACTTCAACGAACAATTTTCATTGATTCTCAATGAGGTTTTCAACAAGAACAATCCTGTTGGCCGCCCAGTGTCAAGTCTAATCAGCAATGGTGTGTCACGTCAACTCTATGAGTTTGATCAACCTGACAACAGAACAATGGTAGCATCATTTGATGCATCAGCAAAAAACAACAACACCTACAGTTGTGAAGTTGTGCCAATGATGTTAAACACAGAAACTGGCCTAATTGAAGAAAAGTCTCCTAATCCCTATGGCTACATGACCATGTTGTTCAACAACGACGGAACAGGATATTCCAACACCAGCAACGGTTGGTTCTTTTTATTCACTCAAGGCATTATGCGTTATGTAGATTATAGTTTGCCAACTAGAATTGAAAACCGAGTCATTGATGTTGATGCCTTCAACGTCAACGAAACTGATGTTTGGGTTCAAAGCATTGACGGCCAAGGCCGCGTAATCAAGCAATGGAAACAGGTATCTGCTATTGCAGGAAAAAATGTCATCTTCAACAATGTTGAAAAAGATGAACGAGATATTTTTGAAGTAGTGACCCGCGGCAATGATGCAATCAGTATCAAGTTTGGTGATGGTAGTTTTGGAAACATACCCACAGACAATCTACGCATTTGGTATAGACAAAGTGCCAACGCAAACATTTCAATTTCTGGCATTGATGTAGAAGGTCTACAAATTCCAATCCGCTACATTGACGCAGACGGATTTACACAAGATGTAATTTTTACACTGGGCCTAAACCAGGATGCTGTGGGCCTTGCCAACGAAACAATATCTCAGATTAAAAATCGTGCCAGTAGAACTGCTGCCAGTCAAGATCGCATGATCACTGCCAGTGACTACAATACCTATCCAGAAGGAAAAGTAGCAGGCGTTGAAAAAATCAAAGCAATCAATCGTGTTCATGCTGGTCAAAGTGTTTTTGCTGACATCAACGATCCCACAGCAACATATCGCCCAGTGATTGTTTTGGCCGACGATGCTTTTGTTTATTCATCACAAGACATAGGCGAGGATACTGTTTCAGATGACCTAGGAACACTACAAGTTTTTAAATGGTTGGAAAATGCTTTGCTACAAAGATCACTGCATCAGTTCTATTATAGAAATTTCTCAACCATTCCTGCTCCAAATGGACTACAGTGGCGTTTAGTTGATACTGTGGTAGGAGCCAGCCACGGATTCTTTACCTTAGATGGAACTACACCAATTCGTGTTGGCAGAGGAACCACAGATCAAAAATTAAGAACTATTAGAAAGAATACATTATTCAAAGCCAATGATGGGTCATGGCATCGTATCTTGGACATTTATCGAGAAGGTTTTGGTGTAAGTCGCAACGACGGGACCAACACTGGTGTCCGCGCCAATGGAGAAGGAGCAGTATTTATTTCTGGAATCCAGGAATCTGCGTCTATGGTTGAATGGTTCCCGTCATTGAGAACAAACTTCAATCCCAATGAACGACAGTTGATTCAACAGATAATCAAAGATCAGTTGAACTTTGGTCTACGCTACGATCAAACAACAGACAGTTGGAAAATCATCAATGCAGATGATTTGGTTGAAGAAGGCGAATTTGCAAACATAACAGGAAGAAACTGGCTGATACGATTGAAGCACGATTCCAGCAACAACTCGTGGATCTATACCTTTAGAAAAGATGTTGTGGTATTTGGTAGTGAAGGTCAGTTGTCATTCCACAATCAAAGATTTGGCACAGCACTTGACCAAGTGACACGCCGAGTCCTCAAAGACAGCGTTGAAATTTTAAAAACCAATGTTGGTGTCACTGACAAACTGGTCTTTGACGTGGCAGATTACATCGTGCTAGATGATGCACGTTATGATCCTAAACGTGTGCAATTGTGGTTGCCAGGATTGTCAGAGAACCTAGTGCCAGAAGATCCGCGGCTATTTGACAAATTGTTTGGCAATTCAAAGATCAATTTAAAAACAGTGGAATTTGCCGATGCATTGGGTCAGTTTACAGTTCAACCAGTTGCCGACGATGATAGGATCACAGTTCCAGTCAAAGAAGATGTAACAGGCAAGAAACAATTGAAAGTTCAATACAATCATGTGCCGTTGCGTGACAATCGTGTCAACGCCGCAACTACCAACATCATTGACATGTTTGTATTGACCACTGAATACAATATCTTGTTTAGAAACTGGATCGCTGGGGGTCTCAAAGGAACAATGCCGTTGGCATTGACCACATTTGAATTGGAACAGTTGATGCAGACTATTGTTCCTTTCAAGAGTGTCAGCGACACAATTGTTTTCCACCCAACCAAATACAAGGTTATTTTTGGCAACGGTGCAAAAAGCAAGGATCAAGCAATTATTCGTGTAACAAAAAGTGATGGCACAAAGGTCAGCAATGCAGAGATTCGCAGTCTTGTAGTTTCTGCCATCAATGAATACTTTAGTGTTGACAATTGGGACTTTGGTGAAAGTTTTTACTTTACTGATATGGCATCCTGGGTTCATAGACGACTCGCAGGGGTGATCAGCAGTATTGTCCTGATTCCAAAACAATCTAATTCAAGTCTAAATCATTTTTTCCAAATCAAATGTGAGGAAGATGAGTTGTTAATTAGTAGTGCAATTGTGTCTGACGTTGAAGTGATCACGACACAACAAGCACCATTACCAAATAAGATCTAAGAGATGCAGAAAGATCCAAAACAATTTACAGGACAAGTTCCAGAAAATAACACTTACCCTGGCCAGCGTAAAGAAGGGCGTGTTGCACCATTGGCCATTGATTTGTTGCCATTGGTATTTAGAACAGATACAAACAAGAAAATCTTTGGCGCCGCACTGGAAGACATGTTCCAGCCTTCGTCTATTGAAAACGTAAACTATGCAGTTGGTCAGCCATCTGGTAATGCTGGCATATCACAGGAATTCTTGCCAAGGAAAAATAGCCGCAGACAATTTGAAACTGGTCTTCTAGTCCAAGATTCAACCGGCACACGAGTTTTAACAGCCGATGACATTGCATTGAGCCAAGGCTTTTCTGATCAGCATCTCAATGAAAAACAAGTTCCAGTCAGTGTGTTAGATTTGCCAATCAATCCTGACAAGTTTGTCAATTGGAGCAACTACTATTGGCTTGAAGAAGGAATGCCAACACTTTATATTGTTGGAACTTCATTGGAAGATGGCGGTGTTATCAGCATTGTCAACGACATCATTGGCAAAAAGAACTACACAATACCAACTCAAACCAATGGTCGAAGTGTTGAATTAAAAAATGGAATGCGTGTTGTATTCCAGAAAACTTACCCTAATAGAAACAACATTGACGGCAACACATCTGAGCAACATGTTGCTGACGGGTCAAATCAACTGGACTTCCAGCATGAAATGACTCAACAATACAATAAGAGCAAGATTTCCATATATGTAGACGGAGTATTAAAAACAGTCAACACTGATTATGCCTACACACTTGGCAGCATTATCTGGAGAGAAGGTAGTATTCCAGCCGCTGGTGCAGTGGTAGACATTGATCTACCAGACTACTGGGTCACTGAAGAAACTATACCACCAGAGCAACCAAAAATGGATCGCCGTTGGCAAGTGGAAGGCGTAGGCAGTCCCAGCGGCATTAGATTGCTTCCAAGATCACATCAAACAACAACCACAGTTTACAGTTCAACCATTCAGAGTCTATGGGATCAAACAACTATTCCTTGGGATAGAATTGAATGGGACGGTGACATTCCTGGCATTAACAAAAAACATTATGTGCTACAGAACACAGGCGCCAGCAATCGATCAGCGTTCAGCCGTGTCAACGTTTGGATCCATAGAGATACAATCTTAACGGTTTGTAACTACCTCAACATAAAAACTGAAGAACTCATTGACGACCGTAAACGTGCATTGAGGCCAATTTTAGAGTTTGATCACAGACTTGAGTTGTTCAATCACGGCACAAAATTTAGACATTGGGTTGACGCTGTGGTTGACAGTAGATTTTCAATCATTCCTGTGAATCCAGGATCTATTGGTCCATTTACATTGATTGGTCAACCATTGACCAAACTATTAGTTTATACATGCTTCAATGCAATTAGCAGTCAGTCTAATGCTATAACTGCGCGAGCAGTATTGGATAAACTGGCCCTGGCACTAGACAACAACGATGACGAAGCATTAAACGAATTTGCCTTGGGTTTTGAAGCCAACGATAGAACACTGGTCATTGAAACATTGTTGAATATCAAAACAATTTTGAGAAATGTTCGCCAAGGAAAACTTTCAAATGTTCAGCGACGTGTGCTGTGGATCATTGAAGGTGCTTGGCAAAACAAGATCATTACTTTTAAAACCAACGACGACAACATTGTAGTGGGCTTTGAAGTTGAATCAGCCAATGACGGTGATGCCACTGTGGTGTTGCCAGGCAGCGGATTTGAATCAATGATGGAATATCAATGGATCAACGGTCAAGTTGTTCCAGCACAGACTCGATTGACACCTGTTCAGAAGCCTTTGTATAACATATACACTCGAGACCAACTGTCAATGACAGAGTGGTATCAAGTAAATGGAGTTAAGCCTACCAAGTTAAACTCAACAATTATTGAGTTTCTGGAAGAAGATGATCCCATTGACACCGAATCTGGCTACAAACTTTCGTTCTTGGCCAGCAAATTTAAGTCATTGGATCCTAATACTCCAGCGGCCAATCCCATGTATGATATTCAATTTAAACATACGTTGCAGGATAAAATTTACTATCTAACTTCTGCTGTCACAGACAAAGAAATTCCTGGCCCTTATAGTTTTAGACGATTGCAATCTGTGATCACCGAACAAGAGCAATCAGTCAATGAAGGATTGAGTTTTGGATATAGACGTGCGTGGTTTAGGCTACGCAGTTGGGTAATCAATACTCACAGCCTCGACAAGCACATTGTGGGATCAGTATCTCGCATTGCCATTGATGCTCATGCGTGGCCTACCTATGAATGGAATATTTGTTATGAAAATAACATGCCAATGGTTTGCCACAGTGACAACCTTGAATACGCAGTTGAAAATTTAGTTGTGGCAGGCCGCGGCGAGAACCTAAAACTCAATACCATTGGTGTTAACACCATTGACATTTTTAACAAGAATACGCAGACAAATGTAATGTCTGGAAGCACCAACGGCCATGGTCAAATAACAGTATTCATTCCTGCTGACATTGAAGCAGGTTTTTATGAACTACACTTCAATGGTGAAACAAAAGTCAACCTATTGATAATTGATCCTGCGGCTGATCCTAGAGCACCAGCAATCAAAGTCAATGGTATTGATGACACCAACTACAGTTTTATTGTTGGCAGAGGAATTGACAATTACGCAACTAACTTGACAATTGAATTTAACAGCATCAGCGGTATCGCTGAAATCAAGCACCAAGGCGAGTTTACCAGCAAATCAGATCATGCCACTGCTATTCCAGGGATTGAACTCAATCCCCTACAGATAGTAGAACTTGGCACGTTCACACCCAGTCGTTTGGTCAAAGGCATGCAAAGAACAATTAAAGCCAATGACATTCAAGAAAACTTAATTTGGACGTTGAGTCCACAGATTCCTGCACTGGATGGAGCATTGATGGCTGACACATCTGCCATCAGAAGCACTTGGTTAAAAGAAAGAGTTAATCCCACTTTAACAGAAGCCTTGGCCAGTAGAAGCATGACCAGTTGGCGCTGGTTTAGAAAATTTATTTCGCTGTTGGATCGCTACAACAAAATGTATGATCTAGACAATGAATTGCCGCGGCTGACCCTTGATCGAATGTTAGAAGAAATGAACACAGGTATCAATTATAGTGTGCCTGATGCAGTTTCTGGTATGGCGTTTAACACCAATGACATGAACATGGCGTCATACATTGCCAATGGTCAAACAAGTTTTGCTATCAACACCGGTAGCCAAGAGTTTTACAGGGGAGTATATGGTCCTGATCACGTTTATGTGTATGTCAACAATATCTTACAGCACACCGGCTATGCCATCGTTGGCCAAAATGTAGTGTTTGATGTTGCGCTGGCAACAGATGATCAGGTTTCAATTTACCACAGTGGAGAAGAATTCATATATGCTGGCATTCCTGCCAGCCCAGCAAAATTGGGCCTAGGTGGAGTGTTTAAACCGCAGTTGATTAGAGAAACCTGGGGAAATTACGATCGTGTCTTGATTCAATGTCACGATGGCAGTAAAATTGTTGCCTTTCAAGAAAACTGGTTCAGCAACGGCGATCCCAGAGATGCTGTTATCCTGGAACTAGAAAGAAGAATTTATGCTGGATGTGTCAACAGAATAGGTGATCCAACACGCCAACGTTTGTCAACATACATCTATGGTCAAGAAGCCAGTGCTGATCGAGCCTTGGCAGAACTACAATGGTTTTTTGCAAACAACATTGATTACAAAGAACGCACTGACTTTATCAACGACAATCCATGGACATGGAACTACAGCGGTAAGAGTTGGCGTCGACTTTATCTTGATGAGTTTGGCACAGTCCAGCCTCACAGTCATCCTTGGGAGATCCTGGGCTTTGATGAAAAACCTGTTTGGTGGGACACACACTATTCTTGGACAGATCCTGTAAAACGTGCCAACTTAGAAATGGCTCTCATGGGAGGAAAAATCTCTGAGCCAGGTCAGCCTGTCACTTACGATTTCCGTGTGCGTAGACTTTCAGCACTGGGCTATCCTGTGGGAAGCCTAGGGCAACTGTTAAACCCTGTTGAGTGGGGCTTGCCTTCGCCCAGCGTTGATCAAGCACGTCAACCGTGGGACATTGGCAGTTATGGTCCTGCTGAGGATGTATGGCTAAGAACTGGCGCCGGCATGTGGGCCGCTTGCATTGACAAAGCCAGCGATCTCAAGACTGCCAGCGAATTTGTTGAAACTGGCATCAATCCTTTTATCAAACCAAATATCAATAACTCACCCAAGGTTTTAGGTGATACATCATTGGCACCCAGCAATTTTGTGCAGGCGAGACCAACCATTGGTATTGGTGCAGTATTGTTTGAAACCAATCGAGAACTGAATTTGTTAGGCGAATCTCCGCTACTGGAAATGTCACTGATTCAGCCAGTGCTACAGTTTAGCGTGGGTGGATTTACAGATTCCACTGTGCGGTTTAGAATGTATCACACAAGATACCAGTCTGGCAATTATGTGCCAGAAGAAGACTTTGGCCTAACCCTAGACAGCGGTGTTGCTGAACACCAGGTTCGATATAGTGCAGTTCGTGTTGAAAAAGACGGCACAGGATTCAGAGTTTATGGTTTTGATCCCGAATACCGATATTTTGAAATCCTAGAACCCATTAAAGAAAACCCCAGCGGTGGTATCACTGGCTCATACCAGAATGTGTTTTCAACACCCACAGGTGATTACGTTGACTACAGTCAATGGAAACCCAATGCAGTCAAGGTTCCTTATGGTTCATTGATCAACAGCAAACAAGACTTGTTTGACTTTTTTGCAGGCATGAACGAACTACAATCACAACGAGGATTGATTTTTGATCAACTCAATGATCGTGGAACTGTCAACAACTGGAAACAAGCGGCCATTGATGCCCTATCTTGGATTGACGAAAACTGGAGTGAAGAACACTTTTGCGTTGTTGAACCAGCCACTGCTGCCGGCGGATTCAAGTTTCATCACGCAGAAGGCCAACTTGATCAACTCAATTCAGACTTGCTCAAACGCGGAAAAATTCTTTTTGCCACAGGCAAAATTGCACAAGGCTCAGATCTGTTGACCACAAGAGATTATGAAGAAAACACAGATTTGATTCAATCTCTCAATGATGAACAAGTTATTTTTGCGGATCTAAAAATCCGCAAATATGATCATGTATTTTTCTTCAACTCTAAAACAAGATTCAATGATCTCATTATAGATCATGTCACTGGACAGCGATTGGATTATATTGGCATTGTTGGACGTAGAACTCGTGGATGGGACGGGCGTTATCAAGCCAATGGTGTATTGCCTACATTTACTGGTCTGCTACCAGGATTTGATGCACTGATCAATGACATCGTTGAAACTCGCAGACCTGAGAAATCACAATTTGACAACTTCCTAGGCAGACTGTCTAAATCAAACGTTGTGCCAGTAAAAACCACTGTGCTCAGTGAAGTTATTCCTGATGCGGGTGTTGAATTTTTATTCAGACAGGGTCTACAAAGTGCTTCAGGCACCAACTTGGCCATCACAGCATTTTTCCGAAATGCCAATATTGATATTCCTGGCCGTAGCCAAGACATCAACGTCAACGAACAATGGCTGTTTGCCAGCGGAGAGTTTGGCAGACTAGGCAACAGAAAAATCTGGGAAATTGAACTCAGAAAAGAAGATTTGATCAACGACCGTCAAGTGATTAGATTCCTTGAAGGAAGAACAGATGTTGACCTACGCAGTGACAACATCATTGATATTATTGGCCCTAGAGACCCTCGCTGGATCAATCGTGATAGTTTTGATATACGTTTTGAAAAAGTAGCCCGTGCTGACATAGAGCAACAAAAACTTGCCACTATACAAAAGTGGTTGCCCAGTGCCGGTGTTGCCAACATTGATCAAACTGATCTCAAGGCCAGAGATTTAAATCAACTGTCCAATGGACTGGCGTTGGACAATGAAAAAGTTCAACATCTACTGTCAATTCTAAGTTTCAGCAAGTTCAGAAACTATGAGCCAGAAGATCTTGTTTGGAACGATGGCGCTCTTTACAAGTGTGTGACAAAAGTCCAAGGCGGAGAAAATACCGCTTGGGATCCTGATCAGTGGACAATCTACAATGTAGAAGCAACATTGTTGCCTCCAAACATTTGGGTCAGCGATTACAATTTCAAAAACCCGTTCTCAGAAACAACTCCTCCTGGAGATGCTGACGTTGTAGGCTGGAACGTGCTACAGTTGGTAGGTCCCACTTATGTTGAAGAATGCTGTCCAAATGCTATTCAGACAGGGTTAAATGAAAGCAAAGTTACTTTTGGTAGCCCGCATCGTTTGACCACAGGAGATGTATTCCTAATGGTAGGAGCCAATGACGGCAACTACGACAAGTTCCACACAGTCAAAGATCGTGTTGATGACTACAACGTATTGATTGAAGGTCGTAGCACCAGCAATACACCTATTTTTAACCTAGTGGTATTCAAACTAACTTCAATGAAGTTTGGTTCTGTTGAAAGTCTACAGGCACAGTTAAATGGCGTTGAGGGTCTTAAAGAAGGCATGAAAGCCTTTGTAGAACCTGACGGAAGTCCCGACGGCGAATACATTGTTTACAAGTATACCAATCAAGGTAGCGTGTTCTCATGGCAACGTGACGAAACCTATACCACTGTTGCTGCCGCAATGGTCAATACACAAACCATTGAAAGTGTAACATTGTTGGATTCTGCCAATGAAAATATGTTGGCCACAGTTGAAGTATTTGATCCTTACAAGGGTCTTACCATTGACGAGGTGGCAAGATTCATTGACTACAGAGACGGTGTTGATCCTGCAATCTACAACACAGATGACCTGGGTTTACCTGATCCAGATGCTGTCAACGTATGGAACAATCAACACTTGGGTAGAATTTGGTGGGATACCAGTCGTGTTCGTTACTTTGAATACGAACAAGGCGACATCAATTATCGTGCCCGTAATTGGGGACAACAGTTTGACGGCAGTGAAGTGATAGTATATGAGTGGGTTCGTTCTGAACAATTGCCCACAACAGATGATGAACCAATGGCAAGACAAGACACCAGCAGTGGTGTTGGTGTTGTCAGATACAATGCCATTGAAGAAATTGAAACCACTGGTGCCACTCGCATATATTATTACTACTGGAAAAAGAATGTTTCTGAGTTGCCGGCCAACAGCAGTAGACGCTACAGCGCCATTCAAATACAAACAGTATTAGACAATCCAGACGTTGCTGGTGTGACCTGGATGAGCCCCATTGACAGTAATGCGCTGATTATTTCAAATATTAGACAATACCTTACTACGCGAAACAGCGTGATATTACGCATTGAACAAAAAGACACACCAGAACAACAGCACGAAACAGGCATTTTGGTCAGCGAAGGCTTTACTGGTGACGTTGTTCCTGAGTATCTGTTCCGTAGACTTCGTGTAAGCCTGACAGGCCGAGACAATTTTAGAAAGTCATACCCGCTCAACACATGGCGTGAGAACACCGCCTATGAAGTTGGTGCTTATGTAATCAAGCAAGACTTCCCAGCAGAAGTTTCTGTGTATGACAGTTACAGCACACTGGAGTTGGCCATCAATGGCAATTACGGTGGCAGAGATATTCCCATTATTCAAGTGTTTGATGATGGTAGAGAAGAAGTCAAGAATGTGTTGCGTCCAAAGTTAACCGGAGATGATTTATCTCCCATTGATGAAAAACTGCATCGTGTGTTTTATGTGGCCAACAGAACAGTTAATCCTGCCAATGACATAGAGTCTCTTTGGAGAGTAGTGGCCAACGTTAATGGCGATCGCTTGGTTGTTGACTTGTATTCAGAAAACGAAGAAACAGCCAAACTACAAGTGTTGACCGACAACCCAACAGCATCAATTGTTGAGGTCAACGGACTTTACATTTCTTCCACAGACTTTAGGCAAGACTACGTTGATGAAAAAATTGTGGTAAGTGCCACTAGTGCAATTATTCGAGGAGTTTTGGAAAGCAACGAATATCGTGCTGTGATCAATGCCAGCCGTCGTGTGCCAGATCCAAGGCTACATCCTCTACGTCGCTACGGCAACAACTACACAGTCATTCCACAAACATGGTTCAAGCACATTCGTGAGTCTCGCAGAAACTTTGTGAGAAGTGCCAATGCATACCTGCTAAAGATCAATGCAGTTGGCAAAGATCATTGGAATGCACACTTACTGACTTATAAACCTTTGTTTGGTCCATATATCAAGGACCTAACACCATACTGGAGATATGTTGATTATCTGGCCAATGGCTATCAGTATAACACAGAACAGTTTGTTATCAGCGATATTTCAGAAATGTCAGTTGATGGCATTTATGGCGTTGCAGACAGTCGTGGTGTCATTGACAAGTCCTTTGTCAAAACAGGCAATGACATTGCCTTGGTATATCAACGCAACGGCACCATTCAATTCAATGATGCAATCTGGGATGGTAGCCTAGGCGACGCTTGGGACATGGCTCGTTGGGATCAGTATGCCTGGGACGAAGACAACAGCGAAGTGGTAAGAAGTCTAATCACCGCATTGCGTGAAGACCTTTTTGTGGAAGATGATCTGGGCTACTTTAATCTATTCTTCTTTGACATGGTCAAAGAAAGCCTGAGACAAATCCCCAACGCAAATTGGGTGTCAAAAACCACCTATTTGAACATCAGTCAAGTGTCAACCAATGATCTAACACCTGTGGGTGTTTACTTTGATCGCAGAGATGTGTTTGTTAAAAACTACATCAACGAAGTTAAACCTTACCACAGCAAGATTGTTGACATCAACCAAAGTCTAAGTAGCAACGAAAACATCACAGTCAACATTGAAGAAACGCTGGTATTGTCCATTGAAGAAAATGGCACAACAACTGCTCAAACCCTGGCCGAAGGCGGCTGATAAAATGGGTTATAATTTAAGCCGCTAAATATCCACTATGAACAGAATTGACTTACCAGTTAGCATTGAAGGATTTGTCAAGATTATAGATCTTGACACTCAGCAAGTATTACTCGAAGGACGCAATGCTATCCACAAGGAAAATATGAGTGTGGCCATCAGCCAAGCATTGACCAACGGAAATGTTGTCAGTGAAATACACTTTGGCAACGGTGCTACAATTACAGCAGTAGATGGGTCAATTTCTTATCGCCCTGCCAATATTTTTGGTGTGGATGCAGATCTTTACCGCCCAATTTACTATCGTGTTGTTGATCCGCTGGATTTTGACAACGGCGATCCACAAAACAACAACGTGCGTGTGCAACACATCAGCGGACTTGCTTACTCAGACATAGTGGTTACAACCACGCTTGACTATGCAGACCCTGGTGTTGACGGCACTGGTGGTGGATTCATCAAGAGTTCATCAACTGCACCGTTGGATCAACAGGCCACCAACGGTGCCATGCGCTTTGACGAAATTGGCCTTAAAAGTCGAGGAACCACAGGGCTTGATTCTGGTAAACTGTTGACACATTTTAGGTTTCACCCGGTGCAAAAGACTGCTGAACAGAGGATTCAGATTGTCTACACTCTAAGGGTAAGGGCGTAACCATGGGCCTAAAACTAAATAGCGGAATCGAGCAAATTGCTCTAAAAGGACACTAAAAATGGCATATGAAGTTAATAAAACCGATGGTTCAATTTTGCTCAACATTCAAGAGGGCGAAGTTGATACCACTTATGGTTTAAACTTACTGGGTAAAAACTACCTAGGCTACGGCGAACTGATCGCTGAAAACTTTGTTCGTTTGTTGGAAAATTTCTCCAGCACCGACGAACCCTCAAACCCAATTCCAGGACAACTGTGGTTTAGCCTTCCTACCACTGCTGGCCAACCCAAGCAACTTAAAATTTTCCACGGCAGCGGTGTATGGAAACCACTGGGACATGTATTTGTAGGCAGTGAGCCCAGCCTTGCTAATCGTAGCAAAGGCGACATGTGGTTTGATACTGCCAACCAGTCATTGTTGATTTGGAGCGGTTCACGTTGGATTCACTTGAGCAACCTATGGGGTCCGCCAGGTCAAGAAACAGGCATGATTGTCAATGAGCCCATCAAGTGTGTCAACGGCAATCTTCATCGTGCCATCAAGTTTAAAGTAAATGGTGTGCTTACAGCAGTATTCAGTTCAGATGCCGCTTATACACCTGCACCTGCTGGTGAGCAAATTGACGGCTACGACTACACAGAATTCTGTGGTGGTGGCGATGCTGAAGGCGACGAAGGCGACTACAACGACACAGGCAAAATTGGCAAAGGTGTTAACCTTAATTCCAGCAGTGACTTTAAGATCCGCGGCGTGGCCATTGAAGCAGAGTTTGCTGACGTTGCTGAGATCTATGTTGGTGATGCCGCCTACGAACCTGGCACACTAGTTGGCCTAGGTGGCGCACAAGAAATTACTTCAACCAAGCGTGATGCTGATACCAGCATCTTTGGTGTAGTGTCAACTCGTCCTGCTTACCTGTTGAATGCCAGAAAGAAATATGTAAAGAACGCACTACCAATTGCTGTGGCAGGTCGTATTCCTGTCAAGGTGCAGGGTTCAGTGCGTAAAGGTGATCGCTTAGTAGCCAGTGCAACACCTGGTGTTGCAAGATCTGCTACGGAAGCAGATCCAATTTGGAGTGTGATTGGCCGTAGCCTACAAGATTGGGCCGGCGAAGGCATAGGCAAAGTAGAGGCCACAGTAGGGGTTAGATAATGCCTGTCCAACAGAGCATTAAAGGTAAAGGTTGGAAGAGCAAATCTAATGGATAAAAAGACCTACATTGTTGCACTCAAAGATGGAGTAGACTACAATCAGTTTTGGACTGAAGTAGAAACGCCTACCACAGGATTAGCCACGGTTCCTGACCGTGTAGTGGAAATTTCCAATGACAAAACAGGCATTCCTAATTTATGCGAATATTTGTTAACTGATGCGGAAGTATTACAGTTAAGAAATGATTCAAGAGTAATTTCAGTCGAACTTCCAATAGACAAAAACCCATACATTACTGTTGGGCCTTACAATTTAAATTTTACTAAACCAAATGATAATTCAAGCAATGATTCTTATGTAAATTGGGGGTTGCCAAGGCATAGCAATATAAACGATGTTTATGATAGCAATGGAAATGCTTCCAGCGGCTACGCATATAACATTGACGGCACAGGAGTTGACGTAGTAATATCTGACTCAGGTATACAATGGGATCACCCAGAATTTCAAGATTCAACTGGTGTCAGTAGAGTTAAACGGATAAATTGGTATCAGGTGACTGGTGTAGCCAATCAAAATGGCGTTAACAGTTATGTAGACACTGATGGACATGGAACGCATGTAGCAGGAACGGTTGCTGGGAAAACGTATGGCTGGGCAAAAAATTCTCACATTTATGCAATCAAAACATATAACACACAGCAAGGTGACAATATCAATTCTGCAGAAGCAATGAGAGCAATATTGCTTTGGCATCAAAGAAAAACTAATCCGTCTGATCCAATTTATACTGGTAGACCGACTGTTGTTAATATGAGTTGGGGTGCTAGCCTTCGGTTGATAACGGTTGATAACGGAGTAGCGGATCCTACCAATTTAGTATCACTGCTAACATCAACCACTGGCGGAAAATATAGAAATCAAGAGTGGTCAAAGAATGGATTAGAGACAACATTTACAGACCGTGGAATATTGATTGATGATTTGAACAATCCTATAAACAATCTCTGTTTAAGCAGTATGTTCAATGGATTCCCATTACTAAACGATGAAACGGATTCTACATTAAACAGTATGATAAATGCTGGCATAATTGTTTGTATCGCCGGTGGCAATAGCAGTTATAAAGTAGATAACCCGTCATCTGATGTTACAAAGGATTTTAATAACTATCTAAATACTAATCTTTCAGGACTTTCAAGCACTGGTAAACTTTATTATCACCGTGGAAGTAGTCCTACAAAAAATTTAAATTATCCTGCTACGCTAGACGCTATTAAAGTAGGCAACATTGATGCTATAAAGTCAGGCTCAGACGATCAAGCCAATCAAAGTTCAATGAAAGGGCCAGGCATCGATGTTTGGGCAGCCGGCACATTCATAATGAGTGCAGGTAGCAATAATGATACAAAGGCTAGCCCTTATTTTTTAAACAGTTCATATAAACAAAAAAATGATACCGGAACATCAATGGCCAGTCCGCAAGTTGCAGGTATGGCTGCATTGTATTTGCAACAGCACCCAACATCAACACCAGCACAAGTTAAAACGGCGTTATTAGCAAATGCTAAAAATACAATTTTAAATACCGGCACAGATAGCGATTACACCAATGGTAGATCATTACTTGGTAGTGAACCTAACGTCGCCTATATCAATCCTGTTATTCCTTATTACAGGCTGATACCCAGCACTTCAGATGTCAACGAAGGAAATCAGTTTACAGTTGATTTCACAACTAATCAAGCAGGCACATTTCCTTACCTGATCACTGGAACTATAAATTCAGCAGATTTAAGCGGTGCGCCAATGTCTGGGTCTTTAGCCAATGGCGATAGATTAACATTCACAGTAGCCGCAGACTCTGTCAGCGAAGGCAACGAAACTTTTACAATCAAACTTCGCAACATCGTGCCTGAAGTAAGTGCTACTGTAACTATCACAGATACATCAATGGGTCCTCCGCCATATTACTACTTTGAACGTTCTACACCCACAGTTTTTGAAGGTGGCACCTTCACTCTGACATTTAGAACCAATCAGTCTGGCTACTTCAACTACCAACTAAGCGGAGTGCAAAGCAGTGATCTTGTCAGTGGTGCGTTCCTTGGCAGCGTGGCCAACGGCGACGTATTGACATTCAATGTTTCACCAACAGTGGCATTTCCTGGCAGCAGTCAAAGCAAAACATTTAGAATTGATTTGACCAACGGTGCCGCATCATCATCTGTGCAGATTCAAAATAGTCTACTGCCATTCGGCACACTGATTAGAACGGAATGCCGCGGCTTTGACAAGTATGGCATTTATGCTGATGGTCTAGGTGGTGAATACGATCAAATGATCGAAAACAACAGCACCGAATGTGGTTACGTTGGTCCGCCTTCTGTGATATCTATTGTAAATCGTGGTCAAAAAATCCAAGACGAAGTATTCAATGGTGTGCTATTGTCAACCAATGAATTATTTGGCGACACTCATGCAGGTGAGGGCCCAAGTGCTGTGCCGGCTGTGCAGGACAATATTCGTTGGGGCTGGGGCGGAGAAAACATGCCATTAGTTGAACGCGGTGAAAAAATTACAGCGACATTGACCAACGAACTTGTGCATAGAATTAACCTAAGCACACTACGCACAGCCAGTTCCGATCAAGAACTTGTTGTTGTGGCCCGAGGTGAAAAAATCACTGCTGAGTTCCTTAATACTGCATCAACATTGTTGACAGGTGCAAGAGAACTTCGCAACGTTGTTGATCCTGCTTTTACAGAGTTGTCAACACTGGGCACATATCCTTCAGATACCGAATGGCAAAATAAACTGGAAATTGTGTTGGAATATGCCTTTGGAGATTTTGGCACCTATGAAAGTGCTAGACACTTTTTCAATGCTGGTGGAGATCTAAGATTTGCACTGGGATTGGCCAATGGTTACGGCAACGGGTATCATACTTGGCGTTGTATTTTCCAAGACATGGGCACCGTTCGTTTTAACATTGAAACTGCCAACAGTTTGAACACTCGCGGTGTCAGTCAAACTGTAGGATTCAGCGAACTAACCACAGAAGAACAATTGCTTTATACTAGCCCAAGTGGATCTGGTGGTGGTGGTTATGGCGGATATGGCGGATACGGCGGATATGGCGGATACGGCGGATATGGAGGCTATGGTGGCTATGGTGGCTACGGTGGCTATTGTGGATACGGAGGCTATGGTGGCTATGGTGGCTATGGTGGCTATGGTGGTTATGGTGGCTACGCATCAAGCCGAGCCAAACTCTACGGTTACATTGACGGAGAAAAACTAATTCTTCGTTGGCTCTTGGACAACAGCGGCCTAAATATTCCTGTGCGCGGTGACCTATCATTGATCACATCCATGGTGCATCCAACCACAGTCACAGAAGGTTCAGTGGCTCTATCAATTCCTGAACCATTGGTTAGTATTAAAACCAACTGGCAAGAAATTTAACATCATCTAAGGTTTGCAATCCTAGTCCTGCGGGCTATAAATAACCGCGTATATAATTCTAGGATTTCTACATGGATCAACGACTTAATGATGCCTTGGCGTTTGCTAACTATCGCTTGACGCTACAGATACAGCGCCAAAACATCATGGCCAGGGTTGAAGCGGCCCTGCTTGTATCACACCAAAATTCAATTTTTCGTGCGTCACCAGAACTCATTGGGTTTGTTGATGCACACTCCCGCTTGTCCAAAGAACCATTGATTGTCAACGATCAAAGCGACAATGCCATTATAATTGCAAATCCACAGGAATTCATTGAGCAATTGATCAAGGCCTACGATTCAGCAATGGTTCTAAAAAATCAAGAACAACAGCGACTAAAGACAGCCAGAAATCCTGCTAAAATTGTGGGGTTGTAAATGAGCAGTCGCGGATTCATGATGTTTGCCTACAACAACGAACAGTTGGATTATACCCAATTGGCCATTGTTGCGGCCTACGCAGTTAAAAAATACATGCCCGGCATGCCAGTGGTTTTGGTCACTAACCAAATGAGCGTGGACCAGTGCCGCGAACGCCACGGCGAAGAAATCATGCGAGCCGCTTGGGACGACATTGTCATGACCAATCCTGACTATCAGCAGAACATTCGTCTACATCACGACGGTGCCTACAACAGTTTCAATGCACAGTTTACCAACACCAACAAGCACGATATCTACAATCTTTCGCCCTTTGACGAAACCATCCTTATTGACACAGATTACTTGTGTGGCAATGACAATCTAGCCAAACTGTTTGGTGGACAGCACTCGGTGGCCATGTATCGAGACGCTATAAATCTACGCTGTGAAGAACCCTATACCACAGAACGTTGGCTACACTATGCAGGTATTCGCATGTGGTGGTCAACTGTGGTCTACTGGCGCAAGAGTGAAGAAGCACAACATTTCTTTAACGTTTGGTCCAGTGTAAAACAACACTGGGAATACTATCGTTATCTCTACAAGTTTCCAGGCAGTCTCTATAGAACTGACTATGCGGCTTCAATTGCCGCACATCTCTGTGATGGCTGGCAAGATGGCGGATTCATTGGCAGAATTCCTTTGCCCATGCGCTATCAAGACCAGCGTGACGATGTGGTCAAAATCCTAGGCCCCAATCATTGGGTCATGCTCAGTAATTTGCCTGAAGAATGGAAAAACGTTGCAGTGGAAATCCGCGGCGAAGATGTTCACATGATGAACAAGAAAAGCATCTTACGCAACTATGACACTATCATGGAGCAGTTGGCATGACTGTATATGTTATTGACAATGCCAACAATCCAAGATTATTTGATGTCACGCAAGCAGACATCAAATTCCACAATCCGCATCTAGGAGCAGAACGTTTGCCGGCCTACAGTGATCCTGCAGAACAGTTAAAATGTCTGCAGAGTTTGCCACTGGATGCTGGTGATATTATTTGTTTTGCTGGTATTGCTCTCAGACGACATACTTGGCTCATGAAAGACATTGCTGTAGAACGCAGTTGGAATCTCATGCCGGGTCAGACAGTTGATCATAGACTAGTGCCCATCGAAGCAGGAAAGACTTTTAAGCGGCGACCACAAGACATGAACAATCATGTAGGATCACCATATGTAATGATCATTGGCAATCCATTGACAGCCGTAGAGTCTTGGTCAATGATACAGAATTTTGCACCTGAAGATGTTTGGCCACAATACCTACCAGAACAGCCAACCATACATCATTGGCTCAGTGCCACTGCGGCTTTGTGCCCAGGCTGGTTGACTCCAGATTGGTTTCCAGTTGTTGACACCAGTGTTAGAGATTTAGAAATTGCACCAGTGATGTATGCCAGCAATCATTGGACAGATTGGATTGCCTTTTATCCAGCCAACGGAAACTTTAAACTGGAAAACCACAGCCAACTTTATCCTGTGTGGTTAGACGAAACAGAAAAACCATTGGAGTATTGGCACAATGAGTGAAATTATTGATGATGGCATTCAGTTTGAACTTAGAAAACGCAAGAAAACTGGCCAAGACTTTTGGACAATTTACTATAACACCACCAACGGAACCATTTTAAACATTGAACCAGGTCAAATGCAATCTCCAGAAACCCTGGTAATCAGTTATGTCAGAGTTAAAAAAATTCTGTCAGGTCAGGAAAATCAAAACAACTATCGCATAGACTACAATGAAAAACTTGGAGCACTAGATTTAATTGATCTTAGAAAACCTCAGGAATACAAAAAGAAAAAGCAAAATTGGCAAGTTTGGCTTAGCCAATCAGAATTCAGCGGAGATGCGTTTGCAGATCTACGAGCCACCCTGTTCCAAGAAAATGGAATGCTACGCATTGAAGCCAGTAGAGATTGGGGACAACAAACCAAAGAAAATCCCAACAGACTCAAAGACTTTGAGATTTACTTGTCAGACATTGAAGATCCTCATCTGGTGTTTGGCTTTAACAATATTCCTACTCAAGAAATCATTGAAAAGGGATTTTGGGAGTGTAGACTTTGGAGTTTTATGGATCACGGTCTAGTGCAAAATATCTTGTATCACAATCAAAACATCAGACTAAATCTTCCCCCTGTTGCTCGATCAGTTTCATTTAAAAGATCCAAACAATACTTTCCTTTCAGCGGTATCATTGATGATCAGACACTCATGAGTCATCCAGGGCCTGGACAACACATCAGCATTTTTGTTAAAAACAACTCTGTCTGGGCGCAGAGTCATTATGAAAAAGGTTCAAGTCTTGACAACATAATTGGAAACCTTCGTGCAGGACTGATCTGGCGCGACGACCCAGATAACTTTCTTGGTTGGGTTGAGTTTCCTGCTTTGATGTTGAGACAACCTCAACCATTTGAATTGATCAGTGATTGGAACGATCCACACCCACCAAATCTATTATATAAAGCAAACAACATAGACATTGGAGTCTTACAATGAAAACCCCTATCAGTGAATTTGATGTAGTGTTCATCAGTTACGATGAACCTAATGCCGACGAGAACTGGGCAGACTTATTAGAGAAGTGCCCGTGGGCCAAACGCAGTCATGGCGTGTTTGGTAGTGATGCTTGCCATAAAGCCGCTGCCAAAATGGCAGAAACAGAACGATTTATCAGCATTGATGCTGACAACAAAGTGCGTCCTGACTTTTTTGAATTAGAACTTGATTTACACAAGTTTGATCGCAGTGATGTATTGTCTTGGTCAGGTAAAAATGTCATCAATGGCCTAGTCTACGGCAACGGCGGTGTTAAACTTTGGCCCAAGAAAGTTGTAGAGCAAATGAGAACACACGAAGCAGTGGATTCAGGCGCCGGTGCTGTTGATTTTTGTTGGGATATTCACTATCATCAACTCAACAACATCTACAGCGATGTCTACAATAACTCAACACCATACCAGGCCTATCGTGCAGGATTTCGTGAAGGGGTGAAACTTGCACTACACGACGGTCGTCCAATGGATTGGCGCCAAATCAAAGACAAGAATCACTACAAGAATCATCGTAGACTCTTGGTGTGGATGAGTGTTGGTGCCGACGTTGACAATGGTCTTTGGGCCATGTATGGTGCTAGATTGGGCTGTTATCTAACCAACCTACATCGCGGCTGGGACTATACCCTAGTCAGAGATTTTGAATGGCACACTCAGTATTGGAACGAAGATGTAGCACCAAGATTTGCCGGCGGCAATGAACGTTGTGTGCGTAGCAATTACACCTGGGACAGAGAAAAACTTCAATCAGAAATTGTCAAACTTGGTCGCGCACTCAGACAAGATCTAGGCCTCGATATTGCCGAACTTGACGACGCCGGCAGCAAGTTTTTTAAAGCCAGTTACTTTAATCCTCATAGACTTGGTCCACTAGTCAAAGAATCTGATGTTGAACAGTTTATTCTGGAATGATCAATGCTAGATGTCTTTTTTATTTCCATAGGTGAGGCCAATGCCGAAGATAACTGGAAAAAGTTAACACAGTTACGGCCAGATGCCAAGCGTGTGCAAGACGTCAAAGGCATCTATGAAGTTCATAAGACTTGTGCAAAAATCAGCACCACAGAAAATTTTTGGGTAGTTGATGCGGATGCTTGGGTTCTCAATGACTTTGATTTTGCTTGGGAGCCAGATGCCAATGTTCATCACTGGAACGTGCCTGAACCCGAGTGTGTGTTAATTTGGCGCAGTCGCAATCCAGTCAACGACCTTGAATACGGATACGGCGGTGTCAAAATGTTTCCAAGACAACCGTTTATGGAAGATCGTGCCTGGCACATTGATCTATCAACAACCATTGGATCTGTCACAGTAGTCAAAGATCAACTCAGTTGTGAAACGCGATTCAATGCCACGCCTGAAAGTGCTTGGATTGGTGGATTTAGAGAGTGTGCTAAACTAGCATCATTGACTTCGGTGTGCGGTCGTATTCAACGTAAAAATTACAGTATGATGGAAGAATTAGAAGAACTAGAGCGTTACATTGCCACGCAAGACTGGACAGCAGAACAACGCACAGCCTATCGCAAAGGTAAAAAGGCTGTTATCATTGACAGTTACAAATACGAAACAAACATCTACAATTACTTTGGCGACATAGAAACAGCCGCTGATCGTTATAGTGCTTGGTCACGTTACGGTTGGCATAGATACAACGGGCAGTATGCAGTATTAGGTGCTCAAGCAGGAGTCAAGTATGGATTAAAGAATGCCAGCAACCTGCAGGCAATGAACCAAATCAATGATTGGAATTGGTTACGACAGGAGTTCAAAAAACATGTCAATGTTTAAAGTTAAACCAACTGCTCAGAGTTTCAAACCCAGCAATAGAATGATTCGAGACATCCCTGTGGTGTTTTTAAGTTTTGATGAGCCCAACGCAGATCATCACTGGGAATTGTTGCAAAAAGTAGTGCCACATTCCAACATTGCCCGAGTGCATGGAGTCAAAGGATTTGATGCCTGCCACAAAGCCGCTGGCAATGCATTTCCTTGGAGCGACTATGTTATCACTGTAGACGCTGACAATCAAATTGATCCTGAGTTCTTTAACAAAACTGCGCCACAGCAGATCACGTTAGGCATGACTTTTACCTGGGGCGGCCGCCAATTTACCAATGGCTTGATGTATGGCAACGGTGGACTCAAAATGTGGAATCGAGATCACTTGTTGAACATGCGTAGTCACGAAGCATCTGACAACGAAAGAGATGCTGTTGACTTTTGCTGGGACTTTCAACAATACAAAGAAGTTCCAGGTTGTTATTCAACTGTTTATACCAACGGCAGTCCTTATCAAGCATTTCGTGTGGGCTTCAGAGAAGGTGTAAAATTGTCAATGGAACAAGGACAGGTCATTGATCCGGAACGAATCAGCAAAGACATGCATGCCGCTAACTTTCAACGATTGCTGACTTGGATGACTGTGGGTCGAGATGTAGAACACGGTGCCTGGAGCATGTATGGCGCCAGACTAGCGGCCAAGATGTTGTATTTTGATGATTTTGATTTTACTTTGATCAGAGATTACGATTGGTTCATTGACTTTTTTGAACAACACAAAAACAAAGAAATTATCACTGAACTTACCACACTGAGTGTAAAATTGCAAGACGTGTATGGATTCAGACTTCCTGGGTTTACCGCTGATGAAAGTCGCATGCTCAAAATGCTACAACTGCATCCTGAAAAACCTTTGACCTATGAAGATGTGCGTTGGAGAACCAACTTGGGCATGTTTGGATGGTTCAAATGACAGAAGAACAAATCTTAGAAGCCAAGATTGCCATCCTCTATTTCATTGAAGAAGCCTGCGGCTATCGTCACAGTCTGCATTGGCTTAGACGCTGGATGGAAAGTGGTCAACAAAGCGACCTAGAACATCTCATTATTGAAATTGGTCGAGAAAATTTCTACGACTTCAAGCGGTTAATTCAAGCAACGCAGGGCGACAATGATGCTCGTTGGGAGATGATGTCAATTTTGACTCAACGTGGTATCATAGTTCCTGATGAATGGAAGCCAGTGCGCGAAGAAGAAGGCTCGTTACTAGAGCAGGATATAGTGTTGACCTCAGCACCAGAAGCAATGATTCACAGTATGCAGTTTGGTGAGCAGGATTTTAATACTGCTATCGGCAACACATGGAACGTGTTTAATTGGATTCAAGAAAACAAAAAAAATTATCCTGAACTAGATCCCATGGGGATCTTGGCCTATGCGATGGAAAAACTTTACAACAGTCAAAGCAATGTCTATGAAGTGTGTTACTTTATTAGAATGCTGTTGGGCAAAGGCACACTGATAGAAAATACCATCAATGAAGACCTAGAACTTTTTGCCAAAAACGTTGGCAATTATTTTGCTGACCAAGAATGGGTAACCAAAAATCTCATGTTGGCTATTCAAAATGGTCCAGAAGAAAACTGGAAGGATGCGCTCAGTAGAAACCAAGTTAAAAGTAAAATTTGGTTGCTGGACAAACTCGAAAGCACTGGCTGGTTTACACAAAAGCCAACAGTGACCAAAGAAAATCCCACAATGGTTTTGGTTGGGGGTTGGGTTGGATTACTGCCTTTTATTGCGGCAGTTCGCAATCAAAAACTAGGTGCAGTGATCAATGTTGACATAGACGAATCAACACATTTGCCAGCCAAGGTTTTAAATGGTCAGCACTACACTGAATTTAGAAATCTAGCCAAAGACATAAGAACACTTGACTTCAACAAGTTTAAAAACTTTGTCATAGTTGACACCATTGTTGAACATTTTGAAAATCATGCAGAATGGATACAAAGTCTGCCCGCAGGAACCAAACTTATATTGCAAGGCAACGACATGTTTGATGTGCCAGACCATGTAAACTGTCATCATAACTTGGATGAGTTTGTTGACACCTGCGGCCTAGCCAAAGTTATTTGGCAAGGCGAACTCACAATGCCAGGTTGCACAAGATTTATGGTAATTGGCACAACATGAGCAAATTAAGATATTATAGAACAGATGCCAAAATAGATCTAGAACGTCTGCTGGTAGAAGCCAATGCCTTGGCCTGGGACGATACAATCAAGCAGTATCGTCCTCAAACTGCTGTGCAAAATGCCGACGGCAACGAAGACTACCTCGAAGGCACAGGATCAAAACCTGGTCAAACAGACGACAAGTGGGCCAATCTACGAAGCGATTTATCAAACACCTGGTGGGAAACATTTTTTGCCAGTTTGCCTTGGCGTGTGTATAGAACCAGAATTATGATAATGCCGCCGCGAAGTTGCTACAGCATACACAGCGATACCAGCCCTAGGTTGCACATTGCGTTAAAAACACATCCGCAGGCCAAGTTCATTTTTACCAATCCACCAGAACTGGTTCATGTTCCTGCTGATGGATATGTTTGGTGGGTTGATACTCGTGAGGAGCACACAGCCATCAATGCCAGTATGGAACCACGTTGGCACCTGCTATTAAGCCTGGTAAACACACCAGACCATTAAACGGCTACATAATGACATGTCACTATATGTAGAAATTTCCAATGCCGAAACCTTTGATAGCCATTTACCGGCCTACGAAACCTTTTTGCGTCGAATTGCCGCTGAATCCAGAGAAGAAAACAAAGTATTGGTCAACATGGGTTGGGAACCACCCAGTGGTCTATTGTATCTGATTCAACCAGAGCGAGATCAATATCGTCGATGGACACAAGGACAGGGCGAAATTGCATTGCTCTATGATAGACTCACTGGCGGTATTGTTGGCATCAGCGCAGTAGAGCATAGCCTACTCAGCGACAACATCAGTTCAGGTGGAAATCGTTGCTGGCTACAACGCGAATATAGACTCAACAACGAAGTTTCAAAACATCTGTTGGCCAGCAATTTTGCCTGGACTCAAAAACAAAACAAAATTGGCATGATGCTGACATTCAATCAGTATAACAAAGGCATCTACGACATTATTGTTCATAGAACACAAGGTAAAAAGGTCTCCATTGGCAAAGTATGGAGCAATTGGTGGGACGACTGTGTGCCTATACAAAAGAAAATTTTATTACACAATGTTCCACAGTGGGCAGTTATAAAACCCAATGCAGACCGGAGTATGATCCACGACGAGGTCCAAGAACTAACAGAACTATATGGTGTTGACGAATGATACAAAACACACTTAACAATCATTTGACTTATTGGTATAATGATGATGAAAACCAACGTTGGCGCAAAGACCCCAACGACTATACATCAATGCGTGTTGGTGGCTGTAGCAGAGCACCTTTTTCTGCAAAAATTGAATGGACTAGAATTGCGCGGCTACTGATTGATCAATATCCTGATCTCACAATTTTTATGAGCGGCGGACTTGACAGTGAAATTGCACTTCGCTGTTTTTTGGCCGCAGGCATTAAACCAAAACTTGCAACCATACGTTTCCCTGATGACAAGAATGCCTACGATATTGCTCCCATGATTGATCTGGTCCAGCAAGAATGGGGGTTAGATGTTTCTGTCATTGACTTTGATCCTGAAGAGTTTTGCCTGAGCGGAGAGTATCTAGCAATTGCTGAAAAGTATCAGGCCTATACATTTTACCAACAGATTTTGCTTAAGGTTGCCGAAGACTATTCTGCGCCAATGATCACTGTTGATGAAGTTGAATTGGAAAAACTGCCCGCAGTCAACTACGACACTGGCGAGGTCATGTGGCGTTGGACATTTTTAAAGAAAGAAGACCAAGACGGTGTCTGGAGAAGATTTGCTGACAAAACAGGAATACCAGCGTTGAACAATTTTTATACCTACACACCAGAAAGCATGTTGGCATTCCTTAGGCTACCTACCACAGCCGCCTTGATTCGAGATCAGATCCCATTCAAGTTGAGTTGGACCAGTAGCAAAATGAAAATTTATTCAGAGGCCGGGTTTAAATTTAGAATGCGACCCAAATGGCACGGGATGGAAAACTACATGCACTTGTGGGACTTTGTGAAGTCAAACCAACACACTAGTCTATTAGGATGCAACCCTCAATCTTATACAATTCCAGCATTGGAGTTGGAAGAAAATTTAGCAAAAGGAAGAATCAGCCAATGCAGTATTCTATAAAACCATTGGATCACGACCAACTTGGCGTGGTAACCAAACTAGCCAATGAAATTTATAACGGACTAGATGAAGACAAGTATCCTGACTTTAGAGTAGGCTACGATATCAATGCTGAAGAAAATCGAGAAAAATATTTTGGCATGTTCATGCTTCCTTCACATTTCATTGGTTTTACTCAGCGAAGAGCCTATGGTGTATTTGACGAAAACAATCAACTGATTTCCGCAGTTGGTGTTCGTCGTTATAGTCACATGCCTTGCTGGAGTTTAAGTTGGCTATTGAGTCCTAAAATTGGTGCTAGATTTATTCCTTTGTTTAGATACATGGTTGATGAACTGTGTAAAATTCATGAAACAGCAGGATTCAATGAATTGCTGGTCACTTATCCCAGTTCCAGAGAAGAAGCCTACAGTAGAATCATGTTGTTCATGCGTGAACGGTATTTTACATTTGTAGAAACCACTATTCCTGCAAAAACAGTCAGTGCTTTTGAATTCATTCACGAACTGTCTGGAAAAACGTTACACCCGCACGACATCAATCTGAGAAGATACATACTGCGTAGAGAAGATATGACCCCCGCCAGTGAAGGCGGACAAGCAAAAAGAAAAATAAAACAAGACAATGATTGATACTACTGTAAAAACCTGGCTTGCTGACCAGTGGGATTTATATGCCAAAACTCGGCAAATTCCTTACATTGTTGCACTATGGCTTCCATACCATATTCTTGGTATTGGTGCTATTTTATTTGCATTGGCCACTGAGTGGAGTTGGTGGTATCCAGTATGGGCTGTTTGCGGCTGGATTCTACTGGACGGCGTAGGCAACAACCTAACACTACACAGATTCCTAAGTCACCGCAGTTGGCAACCCCGCAAGTGGATGGAACCCTTTTTACTTTGGGCGGCAACAATGACTGCCGAGGGCTCACCAATTTGGTGGGCGGCACTACATCGCGGTCATCACCATAGAGTCAGCGATCAAGAAGGCAAAGATATCCACACACCTGTGGGCAATGGCTGGTGGCACAGTTACATGGGTTGGCAGTTTGGCATCAAGCAAGACTCAGTGAGTTTCCGCCATGCAGTAGATCTATTGCGTGATCGTAGGCTGGTGTTTATTCACGAAAACTACAACAAGATCATCTATGGAACTTTGCTGTTGAGTTGGTTACTGTTTGGTTTGACTTTTACCATTTGGTTCTTTATTGTTGGCGCACTGATGAGTCTACATGCTGACGGATTGGTAAACACATTTGGACATGTGCCTGGTGCTGGTTACAAGAACTTTGAAAACCGTGATGCCAGCACCAATGTATGGTGGATTGGTTATTTTCATTGGGGCTCAGGTTGGCACAACAATCATCACAGAGAGCCCAGCAGTTTTGATTTTGGTTCAACAGTCAGTGGTAGAAAGTTTGAGTTTGATCCTTGTTTCTTGATAGTATGGCCATTTGCTTCTACAACGGAATTAAAGAGGTTGTGGAGCAATCGTAAAAATGCTATACTCAAGAGACAAGGAACATCAGCATGACTTTACGAACAGAAATTGATTTTGAGCAAGACAAAACTTACCTTCCAGTCCTGGATCACGGATTTGTTGGTTTAGTTGATCACATGGGATCAGATGCGGCCATTGTGCAGGCCGCTAGAGTCAGTTATGGAGCCGGCACCAAACAAGTGCAGGATGACCGTAACCTAATTCGTTATCTAATGCGGCACGAGCATACTACGCCATTTGAAATGTGCGAAGTCAAGTTTCACCTCAAGTTACCCATCTTTGTGATGCGACAACTTGTTAGACACAGGACAGCCAGCCTAAATGAATATTCCGCTAGATATTCTGTTATCACAGATGAATTCTACATACCTGATGCCAAAAACCTTAAGCCGCAGAGTTCAACCAATAAGCAGGGTCGAGAAGGAGAACTCGACAGTATCGCATCAAACCACACCATCTACGATATGCGACAAGCATGGGATAGTAACTACGAACTCTATGAACGCTTTATCAACGACTTTGGCCTGGCGAGAGAAACTGCTAGACAGATCTTACCGGTGGGTGGATACACCGAGTGTTATTGGAAAGCAAATCTAAAGAACTTTCTGCATATGGCACGACTTCGTATGGATAGTCATGCACAATGGGAGATTCAAGAATTTGCCAGAGCCATGTATGCATTGGCTCAACCATTGTTTCCTGAAGCCTGTCAAGCATTTGAAGATTATCAACAAAATGCTGTCAAATTCAGTGCCCAAGACCTAGCATTACTCAAACGTATAATCAACAGAGAACGTTGGTTTGATCTGGAACAAGATTTTCGTGACGACAAAGGCATTGCCAAATCTTTTGGCATGAGTCAGCGAGAAGTCGTTGAGTTCAAACAAAAGTTAAACTTGGATGCTCTATAAGATCAGTGATCAACCTTTTTTGAGATTTGACCAGCATCTAGATATTCCTGGATTGTTGGATCTCAAAGAAGAACTTTGCCATGCTTTCACTGAGGCTTGGTTAGGGCTTGGCAAAGGAAACCAAGCATTGCCATCAGTGGCAGGTCATCCAGCCAATTGGCCAAACAGCAACAGCAATGTTGAGGAAGTGTATCTTCCTCACTATGAAGGGCAGGAACTGGCAGGAGCACTACATCAGACTCTCAAAGACCAGTCTGCTCCCGGGCATGCTCGTGTTAAATCTTTTGTAGAAAATGGTCACCCCAGTTACGCATACATGTTTTTAAAACTGCTGGGTAATAATCAAGGCATTGGCTATCAAATGTTTATCAGACAGCCAACAACCAGCAATTATGCAGAAAAGCATCTGGCAGACAAAACCAAAGATTCATTGTATTATGACAGGTTTACTTTTTTCCTAGATTGGGTTAAAAAGCAAAAAATATTTTCTGAGATTGGTCGTGTGGTCGTCTTCTTCAATGACCAGCATCAGTTTTGCCTAGTGCATAGAGATCACAATCAATTCAATGTAGTGGAAAATCCAGATGAGTTTGTTTGGTTCAATGTATTTCCGGATCGCAAACGTTTTTATGTGCTAGATGGTGAAACCGGAGAAAAGCACTACTTTGACAACCATGCAATTTGGTTTGACACAGCAAACTGGCACGGCAGTGATCCTTGTGCGTTTGCGGCATTTACAATTCGTGTTGACGGAGTCTTTACCAAAACTTGGCGTAAGAAGATTGGATACAAACCAAAAGTCACAGAAGAAAAGAAGGTTCCTAAGAAACCTTCTAAGTCTAAAAACATGTGGAGTCAGGCTAAGGACTAAGTTCTTTAGTGGCAGTTAAACCACCCTGCTCGTTTTCCCACAAGAATCCCCAGGCATTGTTGTATCTGGTAATGGTAGGCAAACTAGGCCACTTGGTTTTGTGTAGCAGGTAGTTTTGATTGGGCCAAATATCATAGATCAGTTTCTTTGCTGGTAGTTTGTAACTGGCCCAAGTATCTCCCAACTTGGGTTCTTTGGTATATAGAGCCCAACGTTGAAATTCTTCTGTATCAAAAAAGTTCACAACCTGACGAGCCATTGCTACTGCCTGTTCCGCAGTAGGAGCATGCATGCTCATACGATACTTCACAGCCTGCCACTTCATGGTAAAGTTTAACCACCATAGAAAGTCGTGATTGGAATCTAAAGGTATAGGACAGGCATTGACCAAATTGTAAAGCATTTGTTCACGTTCATCTCTGTGCTCTTTGACTTTGTCTAAGAGCCAAACTAGACTGCCAGTTGTCCAAGGATTATGGATGTCATTGTAGTTTAGTGTAGAGTCCATGTAACTCTTCAGAGTCAAACTACCAAACAGATTATCAGCACATTCACCAGTGACACACAGGTAGCGAGGATTTGACACAATATCATAAAATCTGTTGCTGTTGATCAAGCAATGGCCAAAATTTGGCAATATCACTTGTTTGAAAAAGTCAGGGTTTTCAATCTGACTGTCTTCGTTGAATGCCAACAGCACATGGTCGCGGATGTCATTCCAATAAGGACTTGCTATAAGGAGACAAACAATCAGCGTGGAATCAATGCCACCTGAATACATGATCACCAACTTGTCAAGATTTTCATCTTGTTTGAAGCGAGCAATGATATCGCTCATGCGCTGATTAGCACAGGCTTCAAATGACATAGCCAACCCTGGACTGGGCATAGGGCTATTGTTGTGGATTTCAATCCCTGGCACATTTAGTGTGCCAGTCCTATCACTTAAACTGATCCAAGGATTAAACATTCGTAAGAAACTGATTTCTGGTGGATCAATTTCTTGTGCAATGTTGCTGTTGATCAGACGGTGTGGAATATAATAGAGTAAATTCATTACATTAACATACTCAAAAATGCATCTTCGTCCATAGCGGCTCTTGCCTGGGCAAATTCTATTTTGTTTGAGGCACAACGAATAGCCTCTTGATGCTTGATACGCAGGTATTCAAGTTTTCTAATCATGTCTTGTTGATTCATTGATTTGACAGTGATCATCCTGGCAGCAACTTCTAGGTCAAGCCCTGCGGCATCAGCATAATCTTGAATGAATCCAATGCTTTCAGGATCACGAATACCTCCCAGCACAGACCAAGCCTGTTGTGTTTTGTATTGATAGGCTTCTTGTTGCCACGGCACCACATCAGCGAATCGTTTGTAACCGTGAGCAATACGCTGATGAAGTTCACCAACTAAACTTACTCTGGCTCGTAGGATCTGACTGAGTTCTTCAATCTCTGTGGGTTTCTTGGCACCAATCAATGATGTGTTTCTGGGCCCAGAAAATTTAATTTTAAAGTCAACATTGTTGTTTTTGAGTTGCTGGTATTCAACATCGTCGACACCATAAATTCTACAGATGGCTCTGAATTCGCTACCGCAGGCACTTTCCAACAAAGACAAACTTTCGTGCCAGGCCAAAACATAGTTGTCGGCCGTGCAGGCCAATGCTATCCAATTCATTTCTTCACCTTAGTTGTGAAATATATAGTCAATGTTATTTGACAGATTTTACCGACCAAATATATCTGGAGTGAATCTAGCACTCAACATCAATCGGCGGTGCTCGCGAGATTGATTGATCACTTGGTGTGGTATATCAACGCGGACTACAGTAGGACGATCTACTATAACGGATTTAATGACTCTGGGTTCTTCTTGCCAGTTCAGTTTTAGATACTTTAGTCCTTGTCCATTGGCAGTTTCGTCAAGATTAAATTTGCCACCATACCAAAGCATTTCACCCACTTCGGTGATTGGCAAATTCAATGCCCAATTGCTGGCTCCAATTCTTTGAGCAGTGAAACCATCAACATGGAGTTCCTGAATGTTTTCAGGCGACTGTGCAAACACAATGGCACTTTTGATTTCATGATCGTGGCCTGTGATTTTCTTGACCTGATTGCAAAGCATAGAACCAACCCAAGCCAACTCTTCGTTTTTGAGAATATAAGATTTTTGGCCATCGACGTCCGGCATCAAGTGCTGGAAACGAACTTTGATCATGGGCCAGGTTACAATGTCAACGTGTTTGTATAAAAGCATGTTTTTATTTAGTCGTGGTCAACAATCATATTATGAGCATATAAATACCTGGATGGAGAGTTTAATGGAACATATCGTAGTCTTTTTTGCATGGACACTTTATCTATATGTCATACACAGAGCGATTCACGCAGTTGGAGTAAAATATTTTCCAATAGCGTTCCAGGCGCATGCAGACCATCATAGATACATCAACACACATGCTAAAACCACCTGGCATTGGAACAATTTGTTTTTGTTCAATGATACCTGGATGAGCACACTTGACTTATGGATTACTGAAGTAATACCCACCTTGATCTTTAGTTGGATAACTGGCTACTGGTGGGTCAGCGTATTCTACTACTTCTGGGCGGCATTTGTTCAAGAGATAATTGAACACAATCCAGACTTTGACATGTATCCTGTGCTTACAAGTGGAAAGTGGCATCTGGTTCATCACCGAGATACCACTGTCAACTTTGGCCTGTTTGTTCCACTATGGGATAGGCTATTTGGAACCTATCGCCGTCATGTTGGTTGAGTTTCAAACCTTTTAGAACTTCCTGAGCGTTCAACCCAATCGTAAAAACTGTTGATTGATTTCTTGGGATTATCTATTTCGTGCTCAATGACAACAGGCCAAATTTCAAACCAATGTCGAGTCACTAGACCTTTGCTGGCGCCATATGCGGCATTGGTTGGATGAAATTTTAGTTTAATGATGTTGCCAGGCATCACGTAACTTTGGCTGGGTCCATTGATAACACCGTGTGCATCTAAGTTTGCCCATGCATGCTCAATGGCATTGATAAACTCTGGCACTTTGAACTCTTGGAACAACTTCCATTGACCGCCAATGTATTTCCAAACACTCATAACAACGTGTCTGCCTTTGTAACTTAAAGTATCAATGAAGATAGTGTCTTCTTCCACTGGCAAGTTTAGGTAAGAACTTTTGCGTTTATCAATGTATCCGGGTATGTTGACATTACATAGTGCAATCTGGTCATTGATAGATTCTAAAAATTTGTGGCCTTCTTGATCCCACGCCACAGCAGACATAATTTTTAAACTGCGGTCCCACTCTTCTTTGGCCAAATCAATGATTCTAACATTTGAAAGATCTGCCGGAACTGTGCCAGACTCTAGTGTTCGTCCATTGGTCAACAGCACAGCAACTTCAGAGTTTTTGACTTTAAATGCAGGAATAATTCTAGTGGCTATTTCTGATGGATTGATAAAAAGAATTTTCACAATTTTACTCTTGATTGAAATGTGTGGCTAACAGGGCACCTACGAATCTCGTAACTCTGGTTTTGATCAGTTCGCTGTTCATCATTACTTCAAAATCAACAATGCGATCTAGGTATTGTTCTAACTGCTTAATGCCTAATACTTCCTTGCTGGTTTTAATTTCACTTAACTCTGCTTGCTTAAACATAAGTTCTGTTCCGTCGTCTAGATAAACTTTGATCCAATCAATGTATTCTACAGGCACTTCCTCTACATGGATTTCTCTCAGCATATCTTCAAAACTACGATCCTTTTTCCTAATACTCATCCTTTGCTCCAAAAAGACCGCAACCTAAAACTCCATCGTTCTATTAGGCCGCGGTTGTCACTTTTGATGGTCTCCCGCGGCCGCGCTTTGCGGGTTCGTCGGGGACCGTTACTAAGTTTGGGACTGCTTGGTCCTTTGGGTCAAGTTTTTCTGCCTCCTCACGCAGACGTTTGGCTTCGGCTTCAAATGTTCGCGCCTGAGACCTAAACTTGTCAGCAATTTGCTTGTCAGACAACACACCTGGTGGGTTTTTGCTTTCAGCAAGAGCCTGTGCTTCTTTTGGTGCTTGGTTGATTAAACGCAATTGTGAATTTAATTCAGCCAGGTTAATTGAAACACTGGGTTGCGGAGTCATCATAACTGATTTAGTTGTGACTTTTACCAGCCAACCATTTTGATGTAGTGTGTTCAGCATGTTGGTGCCGTCTTTGAACTTTTGTCTAAACAAAAACTCACTGACTTCTGTGCTTTCTTGAGCGGTTGTGCTTTCAATAGCGGCTATGAGGTCGTCGTGGAATTGTGTTGGTAATGCTTCGGTCAAGACGATCAATGCATTTTCAGCGTCGCCTGGAACTTCTCGAAAAACCACAATACACTTCTTACCTTTGCCATCAACACCAACGTGTTTAATAAATTTTGGCATAATGCCTCCTTATGTTTAGTTTGTGCCGTCAACAGGTGTTGTATCGCCGGTTTCGGTAACTTCTGCACCCTCGCCACCTTCGGTAGTTTCGTCGGCGGCAGGTGCTGGGGGTTCTGCACTCTTGATAAAGGTAGTCAACTTGTCGTAGACATCACCAATGATCTTCATCTCATTGGCACGAAAAGCGCCGCGCTGGGCGCCAAGTTCGATAGCGCCTGCGGCTACCTTAAGATCTTGAAGGACTAGTCCTTGCATTTTAGTTCTCCTGTTTTGGATTATGGACATGTCACTATGTCCTCGGAGATACTTATAGTCGCAAAGACTCGGGGTGTTGGCCATTGCGGCCAAAAATAAAGCGCACCTGGTGCGCTTTATTCTACCAAGTTACTCCAAACCCATCCTGTAATGGATTCGTCATCTGGTGATCCTTTTTGTATTATTTTTATATGGTGCCACCCGTCTCGTGTTTCAAGTATCTCAACTGTAGATCCTTCATACAGCACAGACATGATTGGGTAACCCATTCCTGGACCAGTGCGTAGATTTGAATCTACAGAAATTTTACCAACTGCGGTATACTCGCGTTCTGTGGGGTTAACCATCGATTCAATTTGTGCTGGTGTTGGTGTTGTTGCCATCGTCACAGATTTGACAACTTTTAATTCAATGGGCTCAACATCTTTCTTGACAGGAAGAGGTCTATGATTCTGGCAAGTGCTGATTCCGGGTTTATAAAACCAAACACAATTGTAAAAAAAGGAACCAACGTGGATGGAAGTCAGTAGCACAAATGCAAATGTCAAACAGGTGACAAAAAAAGGACTGTGCCCAAAACTAAGCATCAATGTGCAACCATTTTTGGTAGATAAGGAACGGAACGAACTCCGTGTAGTTGTTGCAGGAGTTCACGAGCCTGCTGGGCAGATTCGGCCATGACTCTGACTGTTTTTTCTTCTCCACCTGGTCCAGGTTGTCGGACTGTGGTTTCAAACATTTTTAAGTTTTTCATTCTAGTATCATAATAAAGTGCTCTGCGAACCCCGGTGGTAATTATACCGCATCAAGCGCCAGGAACCCCCAACACCATCACGCACGGCCTCCACCCACTCCCCGACGGGTTCCGTTAACGCATTGCCAGCGGCCTTTCGGTTCAAAGACTACCACCCGTGGCTATCACACCACTTCTCATCCTGCGGGTCACAGTATCTGCTGATTAGGCAGAACGTTCATTGCCAACTAGTTACCTACGATTGGCAGGCACATAATTGGCAGTAATGCCAAACGGTGCAGTGATATCTCTGCTACCATGCACAACAAACAAGGTATCGCAGTAGTCTGGATCACCCCAACTACCACAAGGATAGCCGTCTGTGAACATCACCAACTGGTGCGGATGGACTTCATTGTCCTTCATCCACTGCCATACACATTCAAATGCAGTTCCACCACCGCCTTGAATAGGATATTCGCTCATGTCGCGGCCATCATCGCTGGTGAATTCGTCTTCGTTGTAGACGCTGGTATCAAAGGTAATGATACGAACCTTGTAAGACGTAAACTGATCCAGCGAGCCTTGCACCATGCCCAAGAAGTCTGACAGCATGTCCTCGCCAATGGATCCAGAAGCGTCTAATGCAACCACAATGTCAAGTTCCTCGCCAGGCAGTTGACCGGGCAAGACTGCACCAGTGTGCCAGGCCTTACGATTAGGACGCATCCAGGTGTAGTCGCTTTTGAGCGAACCACTGAACTGAATACGAAGCAGATCCTTCAAGTCCATTACAGGTGCAGTAATGTCTTTGACCAAACGCTGGATATCGCCTGGCACATTGCCGGCACCTGCATTCTTTGCGGCCTGAAGCACAGCCTCACGCCATTCGTCACGCAAGGCCTTCTTTTCTTCTTCAGTCAACGGCTTCATCTTAGGACGGCCCTTGCCATCCTTGCTGTCAGTGCCGTCGCCGTCACCTTCATCTTCACCGTCCCCATCAGGGTCCATGTGCATGTCCAAGGTCATCTTAATTTCTACAGCATTGGCCATGAGTTCGTCATAGACTTCGTCTGCGGTCTTGCCAGTGTATTTAGAGTCCAACAAGATTGGCACCGCTTGAATAGCACGGCCAATACCTTCACGGACCAACATGCCGTTGATCACATAGTCGCCAGCCATGTTCCAGACCTGCGGATTACGATCACCGCGGCGTGACATGTGATCAAAAATAATGTGGCCAAGTTCGTGGCCAAAGCCAAAAATTAGTTCTTGCTCGTCAAGTTTTTGGATGAAGTCGGAATTGTAATAAAAAGACCTGCCGTCGGTGGCCAATGTAGGACACCAATCGCATTCTTCTAGTTTGAGTCGGGCGGCCAAAGGACCCCAGAAAGGATACTTCAGTAGCATAGCGACACGAGTCTTAATCAACTTATCGCGGGCGGACATCTTTGACATGGTGGCTCCTATGTTTTCAGCGTATGTATCTATTATAGTGCAATTTTGGATTAAGGTCAACCATTTTATTTTGGCCCACACAAGTCCCAAAGCATGGCAACTTGTGGGTCTCTGAACCAAATGGTTTTGCGTGGCACATAGTCCCAATCCAATCTTTTTAGGCCTTGATTTCTGGCCCACTCGGTAACTTCACGGATCGCTTGGCTCTGCCATGGGCGGGCAGACCAGCCCTTCCTTTGTTCGCGGAGCCACTCGCTGACATCGGATGGTGTTGGAGGCCGGTCTGCCCACTGACTGTGAACGTCTGGCCCATACAATTGCTCTACTATGGGCCATGGGCGTTCTCTATGCATACTTACTCATCTGTAAGCAGGTTGGCATACCGCTTGAAGAAATCAGGGAAGTTCTTCATCTTCTTGCGGTCAAATACCACCTTGTAATTCTTGAGCACGGTGTGAGCACCCATGATAACCATCTCGGGTTCAAAGTTCGCCATCATAAAGCCCAGCCAGTTATCGGCACTTTCATTGAACGTGTCAATCTTGCCAGAACGTTTGGCGTCTTCGTAGCGGCTACGAAGTTCGTAGCACAGGCTAGTGACCAGAGCGTAGCCTGCGGACACTTCCTTGGCACGGAACTCCTTGACCTTACCATTGAGCACATCTGACGGGTCGGGCAAGTCTGCGGCATGCTTACGATGGGCCATAAACTTAATTGCCATACCTTCACCTACCAGACCAGCCACCATATCGGTGTTGGAAGAGTCAGGCAGGTTGTCATCCAGCATGTCAGACACGAAACTCCAGGTGCGCGGAGTAGCAAAGGCGCGGTCGTGTTGCACCGGATCAAAATTGTAGAGGTCGCCCTTGAACTGCTTCAGGAAACCCACCACATGCGGATGGATCTCATGGCCAAGAGCCCAGTGCTCCCAGTCTTCAAAGTCCACACGGATTTCCAAGTGCATGAAGCGGTTAGCCAGTGGGCTAGGCATACGATAGGTAACACCCTTATCGCCCATACGGTTACCTGCGGCAATGATCACTACATTGTTGGGCAGAGTATACTGGCCTACTTTGCGGTTGAGCACCAACTGATAGGCCGCGGCCTGAACAGCCGGCGGAGCAGAGTTCAACTCGTCCAAGAACAGGAACACAATGTCGTGTTCTTGTGCAAATTCTTTGCTGGGCAATTCTGAAGGGGTAGCCCACTTCATGGTATTGTCGCCTTGACTGTAGTAAGGCACACCTTTAATGTCTGTGGGATCCATAAGGGCCATACGCAAGTCAATTACAGTAGAGTTAGGAAACTCACTGGCAACCTGGTTCACCATGTCGGACTTGCCAACACCGGGAGGACCCCAAACAAATACCGGGCGGCGTTTTGCAACGGCACGGCGAAGAATAGGTTTGCACTCGCTAATCTTAACGGTGCGGGTTTCAACTTGACTACGATTTCCCATGGTGGCTCCTTCAGGGGGTTGATGATGTTTATATTATAGCAAGGCAGGGTAGAAGTGTCAACCTCTACCCGCTCCTGCTACAATTAAGAGGCTGTGGCTTCCTTAGCGCCAGCAGGCTGGACCTGAGCAACAAACTCAGATGCGTCAATCTCAGCCTTAGTCATAGGCTTGGGCAGTTCCACAAACTTGACGTCAGTGCAACCTGCGCGAACAAGAGTGCGGGTTCGACGCTTGTCGTTAGTATAACGCAGAGCGCCACGACCCTTCTTGTCTACGGCATAGCCGACAAAGGCAAAGGTCTCGCCAGCGGCAACAGCCTCAACAGCGGCTTCGATGGACTTAGCAGAAACGGGCTTGGACATAATGTAAACTCCTGTGAGTGTGTAAAATGTAGCAGAACCATTCCGCTACAATGTCTACTATACTAGAGATCCAGATCCTTGTCAACCTCTTTTTGAGTCTTGGGTTTTCGCTTGTAAGCCATACGGTTACGCTCAACCCTACCTCGAAAAGGGGTATCTGCTGAATAAAGTTCCGTGGCACGGCGCTTTATTTTGGGCAGTTTGACAGTGATAGTGGTTCTTCGCATAGTTCACTTATTATGCCTGATTCTGGGTCAAAGGTCAACCCCTAAATGCCAAAAAAAGTGTTGTATTTTTGCAACACGCTAAGTCATTGATTTTTAAGGGTTTTTTGCTTAATCTGCTAAGTTGTTGATTTTTAAGGGCTTTTTTGTTGTAAAAATGCCACAATTTCTGCTTATTTTTTGTGCAAATGTAGGTCACGGACTTGACGTAGCACATGGCTCATAGTAGTAAAATGCTCGCTAACCAACTCTAAGGTTGTGTCAATTGGACTAGTAGCCACGCTGGCCATGCCAAATGCAATGGAGCCCATGTCTTTGAAATAGTTAGGTGAGGGCCAGCGCCGTTGTTTGAACTCCCAAGCATCAATGAACAAGCATTCTTCTCCTACATTACGAAGTTCTATGCGTTTGGTTAGGCCAGGTTTGGTTTGTGCTGTCATCATTTTGATTGCAATTGGTTCTTCCCACACATCTGTTCGATCTATGGTTCTTGCAATGGTATGCACAAGGAACGCTTCAACATCTGGAACCAAATAGGTCTTACTAGCACCTTGTGCTTCCATGACCATTTCCCAACCGGCACGAACATATGGTTCCCAATGCTTCATGCGGATATTTATTCTAGGTGGTAATAATCCTGATCTTATTGCGGTCTTGTTGACTGCGGCATTGATTCATGACACAGGCAAAATGGCTGGTGGGCGGTTGCCAGTCTGGGTCAAATACATTTCTAGGTTCGCTCCTGCCACCACACTGGCTGTAAGACACAAACCCTCGAGCATTGATCTGCATCCAGTCAACACCAGCATAACATGGCTTTCCTGTGTAGATAGGATCTGTTGAATTGACCGTTGCCAGGCTCACATAATTGGGATCTGCTTGACCTGGTTGCAAGGGCTCTGTGTTGTCCTGCCATATATCAGGACGGCCATAGATACGATTAACATCAACAAGATCGTATTCTCTGTGTGGTTCACCGTCTACACCACGCAACATCTGCTCTTGACATTGATAGCCAAGACTACGGAAACGTTGAACATGTTCTCTTGACTCTGTGATTGCACCAGGAGCCAATGGCACAGTGATGGCTATTTGTATATCTCTGCCTTGACTTTCTTCAAATATAAAATCAAACACCTCGTTGTTTTGCCAAGGATGGTAGGTCAGTTCCAAACGATCAATTAAACCCAGTATTGGATAGATTCCAAACCAAGTGTCATCACCACTGGTTTCAAGACAGATGCTGGCAGGGCGTGACTTTATCTTTTTTAGTAAAGTGCTGAGATGAGGATAGTGTAAAGGTTCACCCCCTCCCAGCGTCCAGTGTATCTTGTTATGATGCTGATAGTGTGCCGCTTGTATTTTTTCAATGACTGTTAGATATTGCTCAACTGTTTTATCTAACGCACCATTTTTAAATTCTGCTGGACAGTAACTACACTGAAATGTGCAGTAGCCATTGATAGTCCAAGCAACTTCTGAATGTGCCAACTCAATCATAATGATATTTATTGAGTGGTTTAAATTTTACCTTGCGCTCTACGACTCAATCCATCTAGCCAAAGAATAACATCGTCATTGACCAGTCGTATCTCCATGGCGTCCTGTTCGCCAAACACTCTAAAGTAGCCGTTGCCAAAATAGTAAGGCCAGTCTAAGTGATCTTGCAAGCCAATGAGATGACCAGGCTTAGGAGACCAACCAGGAGTCATCTGATAACTCCAATAGCGGAAGTTACCGCGCATGAGGTCCCAACCAAGCGGCGTTAGTCTTAGACCGCGACTGCGACCCGGCACATAGTTTTTAAAAAGGGTGTAAGGGGATACTTCAACTGTGCCGTCAAGATTGAGGTTCTGTTGAAGAAGATACTCAGTTATTTTTACCGCTAGATCCATGCTCACTGATCTTGCGACCTTGCTTGAGTTCAACCACAGAAAAGTCTGTGGTCTGGAACATTTTGTTTAAGCGATCTGCTAGATTGAAAGCATGGCCAGGATTTGAGAAACTTACCTTCTTATACTTGGGTCCAGGGTATGAAACCAAACTGTTTAAGGTGCGTAGGTTGATGGGCTTGTCTTTGTAAAAGACTGCATAAATTGCGTCAGCACTCAACACTTCCTCTGCCTTGTAGGAGCGGGGATTAACGTTGCTGAGAAGAATAGTAGGTTTAGGTCTGCTCATGATGCTGTTATTTATGAGCAGAAGAGAATTAAAACTTGTTTTTAAATCATGAGTCTTGGTGGTTTTGCTTCAAATCCTGTGCCAAAACTAACCACACAAGTTATTTCATTTTTCTCTAGGAACGTGGCCAATACAGTCCAGTTTCCTGTCTTGCCATTGACCCAAAAACTCATTAAAAACTTGGCACTGGTGCTGTTTTGTATGGCACCTGAGATAATGAACTGTTCTCCGCGCTTGACCAAATCGTCACGAATAGTGTTGGTTTCACCACAATGCCATTTGGTTTCTATATCAAAACTTTTGGCATTGGCCGAACACAATGTCAAGAAGGATGCTACTACTCCAATCAGCAGTTTATCCATAGGTAGCGTTTAACCATTCAGTGTGATGTTGAGCCGAGTCTACAGCCTTTTGCATGTTATGCCGCCCACAGAACTTGATAAAGTGCGGACCCACTGATGGTTTCTTAGGTTGTTGAACAGCAGTGGCAATGGTTTCGTCTAAGATAGACTTGATGTTGCTGGGTTGTGCTCTAAGGTCAATGATTGAACGATTGCGTTCGTAGTCATCACGCACCAGGTGTTCAACGCCTTCATGGTCGGTCCAACGTTGCAACATTAGATTGTTCCACATGAATCCTTTGTTGTTGCGATCAGCATAGGCTTCTTCAAGTCCAACCTTGTTCTTAGAACCTTTGGTTCTAACACCAGGATATGCTGAGAAGATGTTGTCACTGACATCACCTCGCATGCATTTTTCAAACAACATCCAGTCAGGGTTAGGAGCAGGTTTGACTTCCTTGGTTTTCTTGTCTACGACTGCTCGCCCCTTGTCGTCATAGTAACCTTCGTGTGTTGTCAGCACACCAGCAATGCCGTTGTAGAGTTGAACGTTGGTGGCAATCAGTTGCTCAAAATCGCTGTCGCTGGATACAATTGTATGATTGTCGTTGGGATGAAGATCAATCCAACGTGCGATCAAATCGTCGGCTTCAACCTGAGCATGTCGTAGCACAGTGATATTGGTCTTGGATTCCAAGTATTCTCTGAACTCGTCAAAACTCTTCCAAAACAATTCATCTTCAGCCTGCTCCTTGGGAGTTTGAGCCGCACGGGCTTCGCTTCGCTGAGCCTTGTAAGGACGGTAGACGTCCTTGCGCCAACTGCGACCTTCAAAGCAGAACACCACATGGCGACCTTGGCGCTCTCGCCATTGTTTCAGCACAGAGGCAAGAATAATGTGATAACTCATGGCCACACGCTCTTCTGGATCGCCGGAGCGGATCACATGGCGGGCACGGAAGAAGAGATTGGCGGCGTCTACAATAAGATAACTCATGCAGTAATTCTAACACGAGTAGACTTAGATGTCAACTGGATTTTTGACTTTTATTGCGAGTTTGGACACGACCCGCATCGGCTACAAAATTGCCGTCGGCAATTTGGTCCATGCTGATGTTTCTACATAGTTCAGTGAACCACATGTCTACAATGGCTTCAGCGGTGGGAGCATTGTAACCATGAGCCATTAGATAGCGCACAAAGGCCGGATTCCACTCAAGTTCAAAATAACCTTCTTTGGGATTGTTTGGATCAATGTGGGCCTTGACAACATTGACCCAAGGATCAGGACTGTCGCGCATGCGACGTGCATCATTGTTTTTTATAAAAAGATTTTTAAACCAGTTTAACATTTTTGTGCGTTTGATTGGGTAACATTTTTAACAAGGAACCGTATTTTTCAGACTGGGTATCTTCAAGAATCCAAAAAAAGTTTTGGCCATCGTTGGTTGCATACGCCCTTGTTTTATATATGCTGGTAATGAAATCATGTTTTTCCTTAATGTCTACATTTGACAACAAGGTAGTTTTACCGGCAACACCAATGAACTGTAAATTTAAATCCTGAATGGCCTCTAAAAATAAAGCCAACTGGCTCGGATGCTCAGCGGCAATATCGTCCACTGCTATCACAGCATTCTTGTTTAAAAAGTCATTGACCAACAGTTTCAGTATGGCCAAATTATTTTGAAAATTGCTGGCTGATAGGTCAAAAGAAACAAAGTCAAACTTGGTCCCTGCCAGGTTAGCGACATTTTCTGTGATTTGAACTATGTTGGGATACGATGCTTGGAACTTAGTAGCAACACCACGAATCACTGATTCTAACATTTTAGGGTCAGTGGGTATTGGAAATTCTTTGAGAACGCCCTCGGCACTGGGATTTCTTACACTTTCGCAGAAATCTCGGATCACATCTGTCACCCATGGATTTTTTGGATCGTAGTTTAGATTGTGTTGTTTGGTAAGTTTAAAAAAGGAAAAGTCATCTACCAAATACCATTGAGTTTTACCGCAATGATCACTGGAAACCAGTTCCAGCAGATCTTCAACCATCATTGGCAATGCGCCATAGTAACAGCCTAGATCCAAAAGAGTGTTGGGTTGAAACAAATGTGTCAGTTGAGCAAATACAACATTATTAAGGTATGTAGGAGAAACAGGCCCAGACAATTGCATGGCTGGTGACTTTAAAAGTGTAGGCAAAGTAAACCGCAGATACTTTGTATCAACGTTGTGTTTAATTTTCATCAAATAAATTTTGTTCTCGAACTTTGATTTCTTCCAACACTTGTTCGCGCTGATGGTTGGTGTATTCATACCATTCACTGCGCTCTTTGGAAGTTCGAAAACAAGCAATACAAAAATCACCATCAACTACACAAACACCCTGGCAAGGGTTGGTGTTGTTGGCATGTTCAATGTCGTTGTTAACCATGTCGGTCATTGTAATCGTCCTGGAATTCATAAGGTTTGTTTTTTCTCTTGGTCGTAGTTTTTTTCTTAAAAACTAATCTCGACCACCAACTTTTTTTAACAGGTTGTGTGCTGGGTGTGAATCCAGCGAACCTAAGACTTTCTACAGCACTACTAATATGGCATTCAGGGCAACAACTACCCAAAGGCACTTGTGTTATCTTATTTCCGCAGAGATGGGTCCAAGTAGTGTTATTCATCTGCGTATGTAGCCTTTCTAACAGTTTAAATTAGATCTTAGTTTCAAGTTCTTTAACGGTGTTGACAATAGCACCAGCAAAATTCAATGCAGACTGCTTGTTCAACAGCATGTGATGTTCTTGTTTGTGGACACCATGAATCAAGATATCCCATACAGCACGAAGTCGTGCCGGCCAATCCTTCCAAAATCCTCTAGTCCAAGTAGTGACATAAAAACTAACTTCTACGTCAGGAATATCTTTTTCTCGCTGAACTTCAATCCACATCTTTACAGCATGTTCATCAGCAGAACACTCGCATTCTACATTAAAGACTTGAGCATCACCAAAGTCTTGATCAATGCTGATGCCTTGGGCTGGAGTTTGTGCTTTCATTGGGTTTCCTCCTGTGTATCCTGTGCCAAACATTATTTTCTTCCTGTTGTATAATCTTGATCTTCGTCCACTGGCTCGCAATCTCTGCGATGTGTGAGCATGAACATGGTCATCTCAGGACTGTCACTGTCAATCCAAAATCTAGTTCTATTCGCATGTGCTTCAAGTTTGATTTTGTTTTCGCGCAACCATTCAAGCACATCAACAAAACATGGATTATGCGAATAAACACAAAATTGCTTGATCACTTTCTCCCCCAGTCTATACGGCTCCATAGTCTATCATATAGGTAATATGATGTCATCCACACACAATTGATAACAATGGTAGGCAACAATGCCTGTGTCATGCTTTGTCCAGTGACCAACAACATCACATAGGTTGACAGTATCACCCATATCCTATAGATGATGGTTTTGACCAGTGTTCTGGTTCTAGTTTCTCTTACTTGCCCCAACCGTTGCCCCAAATATCCACATGCAGTCTGGGACTATAGTTGTAGCCACGCTTGAGTGCTTCATCGGCAACATTGATACGATTACCATCATACACACTAACAACACCACCCACAGGCATCACATACACAGGACCTGTAAATCCAGCATAGCGATATTCAGACACCGCCTGATCTACTTCGTCAAAGTGTTCTAGGGATTCTACCACAAACTTCAAGTAGGTAAACCCCAACCAATTGTAAGATTTTACCACATCAGGCTTGACAGCATCTTCCCAGCGTTCGCCACTGGCCGACAGTTTGGGACTTACACTAAAAGTAACAGTATCCCAACTACGATCTGAACGCTCGTTCTTCCATTGATAGAAGTAGTCAATGAGTTCTTGATACAAAGGCTGAGTGCCGTTGGTTTCGAATGTGATGTTGCGTAGATCTTCCATGCCAGGTTGACTCAGCAAGTCGGCATATTCTCGTTGCCAGCCCAACAAAGGTTCGCCACCGGTGATCACAAGATGAACATCATTGCCATTGCGTTGTTGCCAATGTTGGTTTGGAGTCAATGCCAATAGACGTTGAACCACTTCTTGATTGTCATATGTGGGGCTTAGATGTTTGAATGCTGGATGCCAACTAGCATAACTGTCACAGCCTGTGCTCACCAGTGGCAATTCTTCAAAAGTTTTGTAGATACCAACATTTTGTGCAATAGGCTCTACTTCCTTGGTCTTCTCTCCTTTTCTCAGGCCAAAGCCTGCACATTGGAAATTGCAACCAAAAGTTCGTAAAAACACACTAGGCACACCAACAAAGCGTCCTTCGCCTTGTGCAGAGTAAAACAGTTCGCTAATTTTAAGTTTCATAGATTCTTGACCACCTTTTTAACTTTTCAAACTTGCGTTGCTTGGCAAGTTCAATTTCGTTTCCATCAACTACATTGTATAATTTTAACAGATCTATCGCCGCTTGTAAATCCCCTACTTCTTCGGTTAGGCGTTCACGGTTAGATCCACCTTCCTTGAGGTGAGTCTCGTCAATGCCAAACCTACGGATCTTACAGACCATTTGGCTGACTTCGGCACATTCTTCCTGTAGCACCGTTAGGATTTCTTCTTCTCGTGTCATGTTATTCATTCTTTAACCTCCCAAGCCCAATTGACAACCTGCCAGTCACTGAGACAATCTTCAAAACAATAATTGGCATCAACATGCTCTTTGCCAAACTTTTCGCACATCTTACCATACCAATACGGATAATATCGTTGACGAATTTCATCCTCAGACAAGGTCTCAACATATCCACCTGTGTCGTTGGATCTTGGTGAATCTGGATCATATTCGTTGTAAGAAAAATATCTCATTTCAGAAACACATCGTTGATTTGTCGATTCACCCGGATAAAGGTTGTGCATTTAGGCAGTTGCTTGAGTGTTGGTGCACCAACATAGGTGCAGGTGCTACGCAGGCCACCAAGCAGATCCAGCACAGTCCCATTAACTGGCCCTCTATAAGGAATTGACACAGTTCGGCCTTCACTGCTACGATATTGTGCCACACCACCGTTGTGTTTGTTCATGGCAGTATCACTGCTCATTCCGTAAAATGTAACACGGCCATCTTTTACTTCACCGCCACCTTCATCATGTCCAGCCAACATTCCGCCGAGCATGACAAAATCTGCGCCTGCTCCAAATGCTTTAGCCACATCACCTGGGCAAGTGCAACCGCCATCAGCAATGATATGGGCACCGAGGCCATGTGCCGCATCAGCGCATTCAATGATCGCAGAAAGTTGCGGGTAGCCAACCCCAGTTTGTATCCGAGTCGTGCATACCGATCCCGGTCCGATTCCAACTTTGACAATGTCGGCTCCTCGTAAAATAAGTTCTTGGGTCATATCAGCCGTGACCACGTTGCCGGCAATGATAGTGTGAGAACTAAACGCTTCTCTAACACTATGAATAAAATCACCAAAGTGCTCGCTGTAACCATTGGCCACGTCAACACAGATAAAATGAATTTCAGGATAGGCTGTTAGAATTTGTCTAAGTCTACTAAAGTCTTCTCTACTGGTTCCAGTGCTGACAGCAAAATACTTGCCACCAATGGTAGTCACAATATCATGTAAATCATCGGGCTCGTAGTTTTTAATTAGACAAGTAAACAGCCCGTGTTCGTGCAATGACTCGGCCATACCAATAGTGCCAACTCCGTCCATGTTACTGGCCATGACAGGAACACCAGTCCATTCAGTTTGACTGTATTTGAAACGATAGCGACGTTTGAGATCAACTTCTCGTCGACTTGACAATGTGCTACGCTTGGGGCGAATCAGCACATCGCGAAAGTCTAGTTTGATATCTTCTTCAATACGCAATTTAAATTTCCAATACTAATTCAGGATTCCACTCAGACACTTCACCCCACGATTCATAACCGCGAGGATTGCACACTACTCTAGTAGTTCCTACTAGATAATCAAAGGGTTGATGCATATGACCGTGTGTCCAAAGCACAATTTCTGGATGATCTAAAATAAACTCACTGAGGTCACTGGCATAGCCACCGTTCATATGGAAGTCGTTTTTATAGCGAGCATCAATGCTTTGATATGTAGGCGCATGATGACCCACAACAACAACCTTTTTGGTGCTACCTTGTTTGCGAAGATCATCCAACACATTCTCAAAGTATTCTTTGGTTCTCATGTGTCGTTCCATGACATGGGCAGGACGCAGTCGTGTATAACCTGCACGATCATTACGAATAACTCTAAAGTCATTCATCTTCTCACTGATAGAATGTTGAGTTAATGGATCACCTTTGTTCATATCTGTCCAGAGTGTTCCGCCAACAAACACAACATCATTGATTTCAACAGAGTTTCTTTCAAGGAAGTGAATATTGCTGAACTTGGCACATTCACTGCGAATATGCTCTACAGTTTCAAAGAACTTGCCATGATAGAATTCGTGATTGCCTGCAACATAGATTACATGCGGAAATTGAAAACTCACACGCCGGAGAAAGTCTCTAAATCTTAGAGCAGTGGCTTGGCGCCGACCAAGATCGGCCAGGTTAGCATTGCTATACATCTTGTAATCCATTTCAGGATGTTCGTGTAAGTCGCTACCGATGAGAATGTCGCCAGAAAGAATCAAGACATTTGTGTCGCCAACATTGCGAATGTTAATGTCTGAGAATTCTAAGTGCAGATCACTAACCAGTTGTATCTTCATCGTGATTTCCTGATTCAAGTTTTGCCAAAGGATTGAGTCCATTTACAGGAATACCATCTTCGTCTACGATTCCAAATCCATCAAATACAAATCCACAGCCCTTGCAAAAATCTTCAAACATCTGTAGAATTTCACCTAAGTCTGCTTCCTTGTGATCTACCATGATGGTTCTATGTCCATCATTGTAGTAAAAGAACCATTGCGGCTCAATGGGATTGACTTCTAGTTCCTTGCTGGATTTTTCCAGTTGTTTGACAATACTGTTCCATGGATCAATTTTTTGCATCTCGCAGTTTCCGGTTAATGTTCAACATCTGTTCTAACATTGTAGCATCAATTCCATTATTTTGCAACTCTGTTTTGTAAGTTGTAGAGTCTTTTGGAAAACAATGTCCACCAAAACCACGTGATCCATCTGGGCCTGGTGTGTCCCAATGAGTTGACCCTAGCCTAGGTTCACTACGCAACACGCCAGCCACATTGGCATAGTTGACATCATATGATTCACACAATTCTCGCAGTTGGTTGGCAAAGACCACTTTCATAGAAAGGAAAGTATTGGTGGCCAACTTCATTGCCATGGCTTCTTTGGCTGATACTGTAAACACAGTGGTTCTAGGCATTAGATCAAAAGTTTTTGCAAATGTTGCGGCATGATAGCCTCCCAGCACAATAAGTTTGGGGTTAACAGCATCTTCTTCCCAATGATTGGCTCGAATAAATTCGGGCCAAACAACAAGCCTATCTCCTAACACTTTTTCTAGTTTATCAATGGATTCCAGACTCAGTGTGCTACGAACCAAATAGTTTCCTGCAAACTTGTGCAGTTCCGCATTGCGAATGGCTTTGAATACAATTTCGTCGTCATTGAGACCGTTGCTACCCAACGGACTGGGAACACAAATTACACACCACTGGGCTTGATCAAATCGTTCACTGTGAATGTTCAACGGAGGATCGTCAAACTCAACATCACCTACTTCTGTGTGCCAAGATAAAAACTTTTCTGTGGCCTTGCCAACAAACCCTCGACCTTTGATGATTACCATGCTTGTCCTTTTAAAATATATTCGGGATACTTTCTAATACTGTAATCTAACAGCGGTTCCAGTCGAGCAACATTAACCCAACCCTTGATTACAATTAAAATTTTTCGATATGCTGGATCAAAGTCAGCGGCATGTAAAAACGATTCGTTGTTCCAAGCAAAGGTATTGGTATCATTGGGAAGTTTAACGTATAAACGTCGATGTTCTTCTACATCGGTATGAGGTTCAAACTCACTGGCACTGGCTAACCAAAACGTTTCCTTAGGATTTTTATCGTCAAGCATGATTCTAATTTCAGTAGGAAAGCGCAACTTACCGTCAATGCTGTCAGGCATGTTACCGTCATAGTGTAACGGTATAGTCCTGTGAGCACTCCAGAGTCTAATAGAACGAATTTTTACATACGGAAGTTGATTCAATAATTTTTCAATCAGTTTGCTATTGGCATCAATCATTGGTTGACAGATCTTAGATCCCCAGGCACCTTCGCCGTAGAGTTCAGGTAATTCGTAAATGCTCATTCCATCCCATTGCGTATGATCAATGCTGGGTTTAGTAGTTCCTACAGAACCTCGATCAATGTGATTGCGCCATACACGTTCTTTTTCATCGTTCCAGATATGCCAAAAGTCTGACCAAGAGTCGGGCTCAAACTTTGGCAACGCCAACGGCAAAGCGGCAATGCCCGCATATTTTTCTGACAATCGCGGGCATTCAGCAAGATCAATTAGTTGTTCTAATTTTTTATAATCAACTTTCATTCTTCTAGCAAATGCCTTTTATCTTTAACAGTCTTGAATTCTTCTGCAGATTCAAGTTCAGGCTTGCGCCTAGTAATAACAGGCCAAGACTTGGCCAAGCGCAGGTTGATTTCGGCCCAGGACTTATCTTCAAGTGTGTTGTCATCAACAATGGCCTCAACAGGACATTCAGGAATACAAACGCCACAGTCAATACACTCGTTGGGATCAATTACAAGAAAATTAGGACCTTCATGAAAGCAGTCTACAGGACATACTTCCACGCAATCTGTATACTTGCATTTGATACAGGCTTCGGTAACATAATGACTCATTAGTGTGAACCCCAATTGTTTTTTGCAGTATCTTTGTCTACATCTCGACGCTTGCCGGATAAGCCCAGCATGGCACGATATTCTTGCCATGCGGCTTGCACCATCGGATCCTGTTCGGTATCGCCCGAAGGAAATAGATCTGCCCATACACAGTTTTCCATGATCTTGCCACGGTATTGACCAAAATCTCTGGGCTGATGAATCTTGCCTGATTCCCATAGTTGAACAGCAACAGCAAGGCAACGCTCTCGATCCAAGCCATAAAGGTAATCATCTCTATAAAGGTATTCGTCTACCAGCGCATCAAGCCTACTACGGTCAGTCATGGTGCCCGACACAATGACCACAACATCATTGATATCTACGTCACCCTTGACAATATCACGAATACAACGACCATAACTAAATCCCACTTTCATAGTGTGCTCCTATTCCACCAACTTTCCCAAGGAAAATCAATCCAAACATCATTTTCAAGTTTATTCACTGACATACCAGCAAAGTCGCTGGTTTCATTGCTGGCTTCGTTGTCAACAAGACTTGCCCAGCGTATTTCGTCGTGCCAGAAATTTTCTGTAAACATGTGATCTACACCAGCAACAGAACTAGCCCAATCTTCTTTAAGCCATGCTTGTGTGGCACCCGAGTCGTTGATATCGTCGACCAACAAAATGTTTTTACCATCTAACACCATTTCCGGTGCCCATGTTAGGCTTTCACATTCTCCACCGTCACGCAAACTTACCTTGACACTGGCATGCGGAACGTTCAAGTAATGACTCAACATTACAGAAGGAACTAGACCACCTCGATCTACACCAATCACAAGATCAGGACGCCAGCCTGATGTTTGTATTTGTCTAGCAATCTCTTGTGCTAAATGTTGGATGTCTTGCCAACTCAATGATAGTTTATCGCTCATAGGTCTTCGTCAAGTTTACGATCAGGTCCGCCTAACAGTTTTTCCAATGCTTTATACTCATCGTAGAGTTCTTTAAGCATGGGATACTTTTCGTGCAATTCAAAATTAGGTGCAAGAATCAGCAAACGCTTTTTAATAGTTTCAACAACGTCTGCTAGTTCTTCAAGGTCAATTCTCTTACCATTGGCGGTATTGATTTCATTGACACCACTGATAGAATTAGTTGGCATAGACGATGTAAATGAAAAATTGCCGCCGCTACTACCGCCAATGGTAATGCCACTTAAATCAATGGTGTCAGTGCCAACAGAATCAATGGTGTAAACTGGGCCTGCGGCACCATAGTTTGTGGTAGTGATATTGGCAATGTCAATTTCCTGTGCAATAAATCCCGAAGACATGTTAGCGCCATCACTGGACCATGTAAACTCTAGTGGCTTAACGCTGTCAAGTTTCTTTTGATCATCGTCCATTATGCCCTCTTGCAAGCATTGACAATGTTCATGAACTCTAAACGCACACTAGGGTCTGACTTGAATACACCGCCAATCTTGCTGGTCACTGTAGATGAACCAACATCCTCGACACCACGGCTTTTGACACAGTAATGCTGAGCATCAATGACCACAGCAATGTCGTCAGTTTCTAGAATGAACTGTAGTGCGTGGTAGACCTGCTCGGTAAGGCGTTCTTGAATCTGTGGACGCTTGGCAAAGTATTCAACTACGCGGTTGATCTTGCTAAGACCTAGAACCTTTTGCTTGGGGATATAGGCCACAGTGGCCACACCATCAATCACAACAAAGTGATGTTCACAGTTACTCTGCACATTGACGTTGCGTTCAATGACCATTTCATCGTATTTCATCTTGTTGTCAACTGTGGTGCATTTGGGAAATGCATCGTAGTCAAGCCCCCAGAAGATTTCGTTCACATACATCTTGGCCACACGCTTGGGGGTTTCAATGAGACTGTCATCGCTGAGATCTAGACCAAGAGCCTGCATAATCTTGGTAAAGTGACCTTCAATGAGATCAATCTTTTCTTTGCGATCTAAGGTGTTGGGTTCTGTTGGAGTTTCTACTCCGCACTTGACCAGGTGCTCATGAACCAGTTTACCCAATTCGGGGTCAGTTTTAGTTTTGTTATATGACATAGTTATCCTTCCTTACGCGGATATGATTTTTGAAAATGTTGCTACCTTTGTGTAGCAGGCCTATTTATCAGATCCATTGTTTATTATACGCTCATTCTGCTCTTTAATCAAGACTTCGGCTGGCCAAACTAGCAAGAAAAACATCATATCGTCTCGATGTTTAAAATGGATCAAGGTAGTGTAGTCCATGTGGGCATACAGATCTCCAGTTTTGCTTCTTGTAAGTTGGCCCAAGGATCGCCAGTCCAATGGCTGTCCACGAAAATTAGTAGCAGTCCAACGGCGTCCACAGTTGTCCACCAACCATCGACGAACCACACTTAGATTTGCCAACGGTGAAACAAGTTTTACCGAGTGCCAGACTTGATTTTTTGTTGACATCAGCGACTAGCAAAAAAATCTGATTTCCTTAGGTCGTCCCAGCCACCGATAAGTGTTTCATCAATGAAAATCTGTGGAACAGTCCTGGCCCCAGGAATTCGTTCTAACAGCATTTCTCTCGTAACACCGTTGTGACCAATTTTGTTTTCTGTAAAGTCCATGCCCTTACTGCGAAACCAGTTCTTGGCCATGTCACAGTAAGGACAATTGTCCTTGCTCCAAATTTCAATTTTCATTTTATTCTCCGGGAGGATTGTATGTTTGCTCGTATTCGTAACGAGCAACTCTATAGAACTGGTCTTGTGTGCCAGGCTCCTGGACTAGGTAGTCACCAGGCTTCAGTGTCATTGGTGAACCCCAAGGTGCTGTAAAACTAACAGGTTGTGATCCTGTGTATTTTGCTACCATTCTAACTGCATTGATATCGGGCTTGCGACGGCCATTGCCTGCTTCAATGGGATAGTTCTTGGCCAACTTGGCTTCTGGTCCAATGTTGTATTTTTCTTTGCTAGGGCCGCTGACAATGACATCGCCAACATTGACTGCCTTGACTGTTTCATGGCCGTCTTCAGTTACAGTTTCTAATTGAAACTGTTCTCCGCTTTTGCCAAAACTCAATGCTGGCATTGAGTCAATGTTGGTCTGATTGATAGGCTCGTTAAACGGACTATAGGTCAAGTCCTTTTTGTGTGTAGGCAGAAACTTTAATTGACTGGCAATTTGTTGTATATCTGCGTTTTCTTTTAGATCGGTGATTTTCATTTTGTTTTCTCCACTTCAGATTCATAGACTCTTCGTCTTAGACTGCTAGAACTAAAACTATGGTCTCGACCATTAAAGTAAAGTTCAATTCCTCGCTTATGGCAAATTTCTCTGCCAGTAAACTCTTTGCCTTCGTATTCCACGCCCAGTATTCTAACATCAATAGGCAAGGTAAGCAATAGATCTTCTAGATCTTTTTCTGTATTGTAAACCCAAACTTCGTCAACATACCTAGAGCCTTTGAGTTGCATTTGTCTTTCAACAATACTCTGCACTGGTCTGTTCTTGTTGGGTCGGTCAAGTGTTGGATCGTTTTGCAAGCCAACAATCAAATAGTCACATTGTGTTTTGGCTTCTTGTAGCATGGCCACATGACCTGCATGTAGAAGGTCAAATGTTGAACAGGTAAATCCCACTTTCATAGTTTATGCGTAGTGTTGATAAGTTTTGCTATTATACCAAGCCCAACTGGTTCTAACAATATTTTCTAGGCGACTGTTTTCTGCTTGCCAGCCTGCCCAGTTTTTGAACTTCTGAGGACTTGCTACTAAAACTGCAGGATCTCCTGCACGTCTAGGGCCAGTATGAATCAATAGTGTGCGACCAGTGATGCGTTCAACTTCAGCAATGACTTCTCGAATACTGTAGCCGCGACCTGAACCTAGATTAAATTCTTGAAACGGTTCTACAAAGTCTGATGCAATGAGTGTGGCATCAATATGTGCTCGGGCAATGTCTTCTACATGTAGGTAATCCCTGACACAAGTGCCATCAGCGGTGCTGTAATCTTCGCCATTGAGCGTAAACACACCGCCCGAGATCAAACTCTCCATCAATCGTGCAATTACATGAGTAGCCTGTTTGACTTGCCCATGACGAACCTGAGCGTCGGCACCACATGCGTTGAAATATCTCAATGCCACAGCCTTAAAACCATAGGCACGAGCACAGTCTCGGATAACCTGCTCGGCCATAAGTTTACTGTGACCATAGGGACTGATAGGCAGTTTGTTGCTTTCTTCTGTGAGCATTTTACTATCAATGGGATTACCATAGGTAGCCGCTGAACTAGAAAATACAAAAGTCTTTGTCCAGCCCTTGTCTGCCAAATTCTTCATAAGTCTGGCAGTATTACCTACGTTATTCATGTAGTAGGTTGCTGGATCCTGCATGCTAGGACCAACAAGGCTAGTGCCAGCAATATGAATCACTGCTTTGGCATCTTTGCTTTGAACGGCTGTGGAAAACAAACCCGAAGTAAAATCTCCAGGAATGGTCACATCAATGTGTTCACGAATCCAAGGACTTAGGTTAGTATTACGATCACAACCAATGATCTTGTAGCCCTGGTCTTTGAAACGAAGAACTGTTTGGCCACCAATGTAACCATTGCATCCAGTTATGCCAACCCATTTATCTGTCATGATGTGTAGAGTTTATATTTTGTTTCACTGACATGATCGCGATAACGATTGCCTGCGCGATTCCATTGCTGAGCCTTACACTCCATACCACCTTCTGCTACGGTTCCAGCAGTTTCCATGATATCTAGAATGCGATCAATGGTGCCATTGTTCCAATCACTGATTTTACCTTGTGCTGGATGCGGTGCTCGCAACAGTTCAATTAACTTGTCAAGCGCATCTTGTTGACTCCAAGGCACATACATCCTTGTGTGGTCGTTGGCAAAGGTTTCAGGAAAACTTCTATAAGCAGGATACAGCACATTGCAACCAAGAGTATCGGCTTCGCTTACAGTATTTGAAACCCAATCCTGTAACGCACAATTAAAGAGAACTTTGCTGTCGTTGACAATATTGTAGTAATCGTTCTTGCTAAGATCCTTGTAGATCTTGAGCATGCCACGACTTTCAAGTGCTTGAGCACGTTCCAGATACTTGGGGTTGTTGCTACGCAATGGCCCGCCGGACAAGATGGCAAATTCCACATGTGGTTTAAATTTGTCAGCATGCCAAGTCTCAATGAGATCCATAAAGAAGTCAGGTTGCTTCTCTTGATCAAACCTTGCGGCAAACACCACACGGTCGGCTCGTTGATCCCAAGGTTTGACTTGATTGTTGACACGACCAAGAACTTCTTCTTTGCCAAATGCTAGGCCACTAATATTGTAAATTGGAGCAGTCCAATTAGCAATACGCATATGAGCAACCATCTCTTCATTAGTGGCAAGAACACCTGTAGCAAAACAATTGACCATTTGTTCATAAGTTGACATCCATCCAGCCATGCCCCAAACATGAACAAAGTCATCGGGGTCAATGGCCTGTGCTAAACAACGCACAAAGACTCTGGGTCTTTGATTGGCTGGAATTTGATCCATGATGTATGGAAGCGATTCAATGCCAGGCTGAAACATGTCTTCAAAATAGACAACATCCTCGCCGGTGACTTCACCGCTTCGCATCATTTGAACCAAGTTCATCATTTGACTCATACCAAAGTAACTGCGACCATGTGCATCCAGCACTTGGCCTACACTGATTGCTTTGGTATTGTCTAAGGTCAGACCAGGAACAATAACATAGTCAATGCCGCGGCGTTTGAATACCGCTTCATTCCAGTCCTGTAGTTGAAGCGTGTATCTACCCTGATAGGGTTCTAATCCCATGTAGTAGAGTTTACGCATTGGTGTCCTCACGATCCAAGCGGTTGGGCATACAACACATACCGTCAGCAGTATGACGAGTGGTTGGTGCCCAGGCACTCTTGTAAAGACCCACGTGGATCTTTAGCACCTTGGGTGTGCGCTCAGGTGTGCCCTGAACATGGAAAGTGTAGGTAAAACTACGCGAACCTGTTTCTTCGTTGGCACGAAGTTCCGGCGCTTCAATCCTAAATTCGTGAATATACTGGTCACGAACTAGATCTTGTAGATACTGCTCATAGAGCCTTGTTGGCAACATAGCCAACTCCTCTGTTAGAACTCCATCATAGAGTTCTGAGATCTTGAGCAGATCAAACTTGATATGAGCCAAGTTCAATGAACTACGTCGGGGTTGATTGTAATTGTTACGATTGTCAAAACGAACGTTAGGCTTGTTAATCATACTGCCGTAGGCAACCATTTTCGCCATCCTCTGAGACTTCGATCCAAACAGATCGGTTAGTGAATTGTGCTGAAATTTTAGCATAGAGTTCTTCTGCTATCATTTCGCACGACTTGTGATTCAGTTCAAGTGTGCCAGTGGAATATAGTTTTTCCAACCAGCGTTTGAACTGAATAAATTCCACATCACGGTCATCGTGAAAAACTTGTAGATAGACCTTGAAGTGGAAAATATGTCGATGTGGGCTTGCAAGAAAACTCACATCAAATTCGTCACCAGAGGCTAACTTAGGATCAGTAGCCGCCGCTGGGTAACAGTGAATTCCTTCCTTGCGGAACGTTACCCAAATCATGTCTTTGGACATGTTATTCCTTTTTAATCAATATAATTGTTGGCTTTGAGATAGACCCACATCTTCCAATCAATTGCTTGAAGGAATTTGAGGACGTCTTCCATTTTGGCATTAAGTTCCGCAATGCCAGCATCGTTAGAAGTTGCTGGTGCTGGTGCCGCCGCAGGCTTTGCATCAACAGGTGCCGCTTCTACCGCAGGCTTCTTGGGCAAGGGCTTTCGCACTACCGGCTTAGTGAGATTACCAACTTGAATATCTTCGCTCATAGTATTTCCTTTTAAAGTGGACGATCGTTTTTGTATTCATCCCAAGAAGTAAAACGCTTGCGGTCAAGTAGTTCATTCAACTGCCAGCACCAAACACCTGGGTTTGTTTCATCAAAACCAATATCATCGATCTTGATAGTTGTATTGTAATTAAGCAATTTGATGTATGGCATTTTAACCGAAATCATTGGAATGAACCTATGATTGTCAGTGAGACCACCGTCAAGAAGACCATTAAGTTGGCCGGGTTCAAGATCGAGGGTGGCAAGAAACCCTGCGTCCATAACTTCGGCGATCATACGCTCCCATCCAGTCCATCCATCATAATCCTTGTTGCCAAGACTGAAACTCATGTTTGCACCAAAGTAGACATGCTCACATCCTTCTTCAGTTGCCATACGAATCACTTCCTTGGCGTCCTGTAGACCTACAACAAACAATGTGCGTTTGCCATATGCTGGTGACTTTTCAACTTCAACACCCACAAACATTTCAACCTGATCACGCTCGCCATCTGCATAGTTACGCATGAAATTGCTAGACATGTGCTTATACCTTCAATGAGTTTTCGAGTTCTACAAGACGTTCATCGTCAGGATTGTCAAAGTCGCCGGCTTCGGCTCCGTCAACAATTACTTCATCGTCACCAGAATCAAAGATATCGTGGACTGCTTCTGCACCCGACTTGCGAGTCTTACGACCCGAGAACTCGGCAAGCAGTAGCGAACACTGGTCCAGTAACTTCATTGGTTCTTGGCTACGAAATACTTGGTGAACTAATTCCATAACGTATAATACATTACGTGGCACCCATAAGTCAAGTTGTCCTTCCTGGCTACGTTGCTTGGTTCTTCTCCAATCTGTGGGATTGGGTCTAGTAAGGCGCCAAGCAACATCAGCCAATGCGTTGGCTCGTTGAACCGACTCAATGTGTTGGTAAACATTGTGACCCATAATCAGGCTGTATGAGAAAGTGTCCCAAGAAGTCTTGGCAACCTTGCCATTCTTGTTGGCCTGACCCGGCTTGTAGTAGCAAACATCTCCCATGGTGATGCGCTCACCAATAGGGCTGTTCCAAGGCCAAGGAATAGTAGAGCCACTGAGATCGCGGTTGTCTACACACTTCTCCATCACATAAGTGAACCTATCGTTGCTGTGAACGTGTTGGGTATAACTCAATCCATACGCAGTGGCAACAAATGGACTGGCGCAGTCATATGTGACCATCATGTTGGGATTCACCGTTTCACGCAAGGCTCGTTGAACTGCTGTCAAGAATACTGCAAATTCTAACCGGCTGGTGCCCAAGACGTGGATCACATCACGGCCTGGAGCCAACATGCCTTCGTCGCGCATTTGAATCAAGCGGCGTAACAAGAGATGTGCATCTTGCATGTTGTTACCACCCATGGCCCAACCTTCAAAAGGAAAGTGCTTGACATTGTCATACCAAATGTCTGCTTCCTGATTGTTGGAACCCTGTAGCACATTCAAAAACTTGGTCTGATGCTTGCGATTGGCCAGGAACCAAGCATTGTTATAAAGTGTGCCATCTAAACATTCTTGAAAACTCTTAAGACCTGTGCGTTCGTTTAGTGGAGGTCTTGCCGCCCAAGTAGGAATATCAAGAACCATGCTGTAATCAGCAGTATGCTCAAGCCAGTTGAGAATCTGGCCGCGAGTCTTGTCAGCCGATCCTTTGTATCCTGCGTCACCGGGTTTCTCCATGAAGTTTTCCCAGTCAAACTTGATAACACCCTTGGCAATCTGGAATCCACCACTGTCGCCGAGAATAAAAGTATTCTTGCGATCGCGCTTTTGAATCATTGATTCATCGGTGTCAGTTTTTGTCAAGTCTAACTGTGCATGACCAGCCGAGTAAAGTGCATAAGGATAGTGATAGTAAGCGGCTTCCTTATTAAGGAAGTTCATGCCTTCTACGCCAGTCTCAAATTCCTTGGGCACACGATTAGCAGGAATAGAACCTGGAGAGTTTTGTTCCTTGCTGATAATGGTATTATAGAAGGTTGAGATGCTAGGAAGAAAGATAGCATAGTCTTGGTTCCTAGCCCAAAGATCTACCCTTGTTTTTTTACTGGCTGTCATTGTCTGCGGGTTCTTTTAAAAGTGATTTGTGAAGGATAACGTCATACAACTCAATGTGATCCCCTTCATAAGACGTTTTCTTAGAAACAGTCCTGATGTAAAGGAAGATGTTATTGGCGGCCAATTGATCTGAACATTGGTTAATGGTTTCAATTGCGCTTTTAACACGATCAATGAGTTGTTGGTCTTTAGGCATATTAGCCCTGTGCCATAATCAAGTATTCGTAAGCAACAACACCAGAATCAAACTCAACTCTAGCAACCTTCTCACTGAGACTGACTGTTGGCGTTCCTTGACTGGCAGTCTTTAGTGCAAGAATCAAAGGTTGGATTGGCAATACCACAGGACGCTTGAGTGTCTGAGTAGTATCAGCAAAAACAAATTTGCCTGAGTGGCCGCCGCCTGCGGCACCACCTAAGGTGAAAACCAACTTGCCATTTTCTGTGGTAGCAGTCAAGTTAGGATCAATGTTGGTATAAAGTCCTGCACGAACTGCCAACTCGGAAATTTTATTTGATGCAGGCTGAACAGTCACATCCCACGACGTGCCCTTGAAGTTACGAGTCTTAGTCTTCATTAGGTTGGTAGGAGTCAAACGATAGTGGTCGTTGTTGCCGTTTTTATCACTGAAAACAAAACGGTCTACTTCGCTCTTAGAGTTAGTGCCAGAGTTAACATTGGCATCTTGATCCTTGTATAGGCCACTGAGACCTACCAAGAAGCCCAGATTCAGCATACCAAACTTCTCAGGAAGGTCGGTAAACGTCTGTGGGGTATTGGCCAATACTGTAAGTGTTGAATCTTCAGGATAGGCTGTGAACTTGGTCTTGTCAGTTTCTTTCTCAACAAGAATTTCTTCAAATGTGCCAAGACTTGCAATGTTCTTGGACACGTCTAACACGATATCTTTTAGCATAAAAGGCTCTCCAGGTTTAATAGTTTGATTATAAGGTGGCTTGTGGTAAATGTCAACTGATCTTTAGTCAAAAAGGTCATCAACAAAGCCGCGGTCTTTACTTAGATTTAAATCCCACTTGAGAACACCCAAAAGGTTGTCAATCTTGGAATCAATGATGGTTTCTTCCATGGCCACATGATCAAATGGCAATTGTTTGAACCAGTCTGGTAGGTTCAACTCGTCAATGGGATAGGCGATTGAGTTGATCTGCATGGGATTACTTTTGAGTTTACACACAATAACCTTTTGGCCATCAGTGATATCCATACTGCGGCGATCCGAGAATGCTTCCTTGATCCTATTCCAGTTGATAGCCGCCATGGCATGACCAATGCTACACTTGCCAGTCTTTTGATAAACTGAGGTATGCTTGGTCAAATTGTTGACTCGCTTGGGAGTGCCTTTTTCCCAGCCAGGACGACTCTTGAATTCCTCGCGGAACTGTTTGACACGGGCCATGACTTGATGTTGACTTAGACCTTCCAGGGTCATAGTAAGTGCTTCCTCCAAGAATCGTTGCATAAACTCTGGAGTATCGGCTCGTTTCATATCAAGACCCATGGCTTTGAGTTCACCTGACGAACCATCTTGATCTTTGCGCTTGCCTTCCTTGTCATAGATCAGCACAGCATAACGCTTCTTGGTATGGTAAATGCCCTTGCTGGCAACCACTTCACGACCTGCTTTGATGATCTCACCTTGAGACCTTGGGCAATTAAAGGCTTCGGTCATGAATGACGGGAACGTTTCATTGACCTGTTCGGCCACTGTATCATAGATGTCAATGACACTTTCTCGAGTCCACTCCACAGCACCAGACTCAATCTTGTCCTTAAACAACGGATAGGCACTAAAGTAAACTGAGTCAGTGTCACCGTAGATAATGGCTTCGCCAATATGATCCTTGATGCCTGTGAACATTTCATTGACAGCACCAGCCATGTGTCTAGCAATAAGTCGCCCACACAAAGTTGTAGATTGACCCAGTCGCTGATCAAAGAACCTGCTACCTGCGTTCAACAACGCACCATAAGCAGAGTTCAAGTTAATTTTCTTAACCAATTGACGCTTGTCCCAGAATTCAAACTCTTTGGGATCTGAGGCACTCTTGGCTTTCTTTTGCAGTTCTTTACGTTCAGCATACCAGCGTTCCAATAGGCCTGGAATAATACCCTTGCTGTCGTATTTGAAGATGGTGCCGTTGCCGCTGAGCATCAGCGGCTGGCCACTGTGAAACACCAAATCATAGACTTCGGCACTGGACATTTCAGTGCTGGTTCCATCGCTCCAGTCTACAATTTCTGTAGTGCCCACGTCACGATTCATTACGCTTTCGTATTCGTAGCAGGCAAACTTGCCTTCCCAGAATTCAGCAACGCCCTTGCCAGCATCAATGTATTCTTGAATGCCTGCTAGAGTTCTAACTTGCCGCACCTGTCCAACAATGGTCTCGGGACTCATGTTCAGCGCACGAATCACCGACGGATACAGACTGTTGATGTCCATAGACCCAATCCATTCGTGCATGCCTGCCTTGGGCACAGCCACATAAGCACCTGCCGCGGCATTGTCTAAGCCTGATCCACGCTGTGGACGGTCTGGCACTACCATACCTAGGTCATGTGCTTCATTGATCAGTGCTTGGTCAGTAACAGCCACAGCACCCAATGTGGCTCTGAGACCCACTGTGTTAGAGTGTGCAATCAGATTAGTTAGATCAATAAACTTGAGTTTGGCATCCAGTTTCTTTAATAGCACAACGTCTTGCCTGTTATAGGCAATAAACTTTTCGTAGTCGTTGTTGTAGAGTTGGTCCAGTGTGCCCTCATAGGGAATCTTTTTCTCACCAATCTCATATTCACCAATGGCATCCAAGCGATAGGTATGCATCTCGTGATAGTTGTATTTTCTATACAGTTCAAGATAGTCAAGATGCACACGACCAATGGTGTCAAAGGTTTCTAGAATCTTGCCATACTTTTCAAACTCGCGACGCTTGGGAAACTGATTCCAAAGACACATGCGACGAGTATGTTCTCGGCTCAGCACCCTAGTAATGCGGTTAGTCATGTAAGGGATATCATAGCCCTCTGAGTTCCAACCCGACAATATGTCTGCGTCTTCAATAATGTCTAACCACATCTCCAGCATCTGTGCTTCAGTTTCGCAGAGTATGGTATCATCAAACTTGGCCACAATACTTTCGGCATGCTCTTGAGTCATGCCTTCTGGCTTGATGGTCAATGTAATGGTTCTATCC